GGTGGCGGTGGCGGAGTTACTGCTGGTTGTGCCTGTGTCACCGGAGCTGTTGGAGCAGGTTGTACCGGTGGCGGTGGCGGAGGCGGTGGAGTTACCGCTGGAGCTGTCGATGCAGCAGCATCAAACGCCTTAGTTGCTGTTACTTGCACAGATTGCTCTTGTTCTTGTGTAACAATCGTTGCTGGTTTCAACTCAGGCTTAGGCGGTGGTGGTGACGCACCACGCATACGCTGTGTAGGTGTTTCAACAATCGGCTGTGCTGGCATGATAGGACGATTATTGTCGGTGTTAAGCGACACTGTTGCCGTACCGTCCGCACCAATATGCACGTTTAAAGACAGATTTAGGGTTAATGTTTGTAAGCTCATATAAGTTCCTTATACTTCAGTAGGGTAGTTTGCTGTTAAGTAGGCTAATGCGGTTGCATCATCAACTTGAACAATCCAATCTTTAATAGCTTGTGGCAATGTTGCACTTGCTAACCATTTATCACGACCCACGAGTGTCGGTGCGACAGGTGCAGTTGGTGCTGGCATCTGCGGTAATGCAGGTGCAGTTGATTGAGCAGGTGTTGCATCAATCTCAACAGTCAATGCATCGTGCATAACCGGTGAGTTCTGTAATTCTTTCACCTTGTCAAATTGCTCTTTATTTAAGTAGCCGATTGGTGTGAAGAAGAAACCATGTGTTTGACCTTTTGGAAGACTAACACGTGTAACCACTGCTTCCCATGGTGTCTTAGTTTGTTGTAATAGTTTTGCGAAGTTTGTGAAACCCCATGCGAAACCACCCAACGGACTAGGAATACCATTTGTGTCTTTATTAAAGAGTGAACGGCTTGACACCTTAATACGATATACACGGTCAAGTTCAGGATAAACTGCAACCGCCACATGTTTAAAGTAACCACACGCACGCCCTTCACCGTTTGCACCTGTACCTGATACATTCATCGGACAGCTAGCACAATCATGTGCCTGTGGTTTTTCAGCGTTACGGCTAGGGTATTTACCATCTGCGGAGTAGCAAGTCGGAGCAGAAGATTCACCTTCTTTATACGTGCCTTCATAGTAAGCACGGTATGTATCACGACCAGATGGCTGTGCATCTAAAACAACCACATCGATAGCTAACGATGGAGATGAACGAACACCACCAATGTCGGTAACAATCGCACCGTCTACAACGGTAATACGGTCTACAGAAATACCTGTGGCTTGGTCATCAAGTGTTGAATGATAATCACCATTTTGTAGGTATGCGGGTAATCCAGCTGACTGTTCAAACGGAACGAGTTGTGCTGGAGTTGCTAAATTTGTACTCATGATTGCTCCTATGCTCTACGTACAGAAATAGAAAGAATGTTGTCGATAGCCATGCCGTCTGGTAGTGTGCCACCGTCAGCAATATAAGCGGCTACTTCGCCCTGTGTAATTTGCCCATTTACAATCTGTGCTGCAACTTCAGGATTTTTAACCATCCATTGTCTAAACACATATGGGTCTACCACACTGTATTTTGTCTTGGAAACTTGTGAAACAGTACCGTTGACAGTCTTAACAGATTCTGTCTTGGTCTCGTTCATGCGTTTGTTCAATTCCGCCTCAATCATTTGCATTTGTTGTTTTGTATGTTCAACTGCAGGTTTGATTGAAGCTTCAAGGTCAGACTTGTGAGCCCGTAAGTCAATATACCACTTAACAAGTGTGGGAATATCGTACTGTGTTGTATCAATTAGTTGGAAGTTGTCAGTCATATTATAGCCCCCGGATAAAATCCGTGTAGAGATTTAATAAATCAGCTTGAGAGAGTTTTCTCTGCTGTAGTGTTTTATATAATTTTTCTTCCACTGGCGTTGAGTGCAAGTGGTAGATATGCATGTCTTGTGTTTGCCCCGGTCGGTCAATACGATTACATGCTTGCTGGTATGTCTCATTTGATGTAACAGGTCCGAACCATATAATGCAACTGGCTGCTGTCGCTGTAACACCATGTGACATCGCTCTTGCGACTGCGAGAATAACATCTGGCTCATCTTCAGTCTGAAACTGCATGAAAATTTCTGCTCGTTCTCTTGCTGAAGTGTCGCCTGTTATCACGGCAACTTTAAAATGCTTGCTTAATTCTTCTTCAAGCATGGCGATTGTGTGCTTAAACGGAGCGAATACTAATGTCTTGCCTTTACCTTGCACGGTTGAACGTGCTCGAGCCTGTTTAATTAACTCAATCGTCTTTTCAATGCGTGGAGAAACATCAAACTTCATTGCCTCTCGAGCGTCGTTGTAAATTGCACCTGTCGCAACTTGTAGCAATTTACTCATTAGTGCACCGCCATTTACTGCGGTAATCGTTGCTTCTTCATTGCCTACAAACTGGTCGTTCTTCATTTTCTTATAGAACTCGGCTTGCATCGGTGTAAGCGGAACTTTTATATACTCATGTGTCACGGTTGGCAATGTAAGCACTTCACTTTTTTCAATTTTTATAGCGGGTCTCATGTACTGTGCAACAGTGTCATGTGCATCGAATCTTGGTTGCCATGTAAACTGTGACACTTTACGCATGACCATTTCTTTAAAGCGGAACGCTGATATGTTTCTCACATTGTCAGGTTTAATCAGCTTTATCTGCCCATAGACTTCATCGGGTTGGTTCGGCATCGGTGTTCCTGTTAGCCCCCATGCGTACTCTGCTTGTTGGCAAATTGGGAATACTGCTTTCCAACGGTTCGACTTGTCGTTCTTAAATGCTGTCAGCTCGTCAATCACTACAACATCGTAGTGGTTTTTTAACAGTTGTTTCTGAATTATCTCTACACCGTCATGATTAATGATATGGATATGAGCGTCGTTAGATGCTAGTTTTAACCGTTCTTCCCGTTCTCCGTGCAATACGGTTACTTGATACAGTGGGTTAATCGCAAAGAACTCGTCTTTCCATGTCGATTTCATATTTGAAAGTGCACCGACAATCAGCACTCTGTTAATTTTCTTTTGTTTGAACAGATAATCTACTGTCCAAACAACACTTGCTGTCTTACCTGTTCCCATGTCGGCTAGGCAAAAGCCACGCTTGTTGGCTGATAAGAATGAGCATATTTTAAGTTGATGCAAATAAGGCTCGAATCGCCCTACAAAATCATAATCCCGCAACATAGGCGAGAGTGTTGGCACATGCCAGTTAGCAACTTGTTGCGTTGTCTCCAGTGTCCATGGGACACACAGTCGTTGTCCATCGCCTAATACATCAGACAGATAACAACCTTGAACAGACATTGCAATTTGCTGGGCTAACTGTGTCTTAATCAACAAATGAGAATTATCGCCATAAACTTCTAATACGTTTCGTCTCATAATCCTATAATCTGTTTGATTTCATCGTCTGATTTATTTGCATAAATCTCGGATGATTGGCGAATAGCATTAATCACATTTGAAACTGCGGAGCTCTCAGAATTTTCCTGCTCGGTCTCACTCGAGAAGTAGTCAATCTCATGTAGAGCTTGCTTAATTGTTTCAGTTGCACTGGTTAACGATAACGATGTCTGTGTCGCTACTTGCGTAACGATTGACAGCAAGGTCACGTTGCCCTGTGGTTGTTTCGCTTGCACGGCTTGTAGCTGTGTAGCGGTGCGTTCATTTGTCTCTCTCGTTGGTTCGAGAAGATTAAGAACAGCTTTTAAAGCGACTATTGCTACATCGCCACGAGCGATTAAGTACCGCTCTTTATCCGAGATGGTAGACATATTATACCCTTTTGGTTGAAGTAGTCAAGATTATTTTTTACGATTTTTTACACCGCGATTATAATTAACGGAAGTAATCTGTAAGTTGGAGCGGGAATTTGAACCACCTTGTGAAAGTGGACGCTTGTGGTCTACATCTTTTCCTTTAAGTGCGGCTTTACCAACTTCCTTTTCCATTGTTTTACGAGCTTTGTTTCGTGCTGCACGGTTAGCAATCTGCTCAGGTTTAGCATGATACATCGCATACTCACGTTTATAATCACGTTTACGTGCGGTTGCCATTTTAGCCTCCCGGGTGGTATGGGCAATCAATAACTGGACACCAGCCACATAAGCCCGATTGTTTCATCGGGAATTTGCGGGATGTCAATGCTTGCACAATCGGAATTGAACGACTAGTCCAACGCTCGATGTACTCGGGCATTTTATCACGGCTGTATGAATCTCTGATAACTTTCTTTTCATCGATAAATACAAGTGCACCTGTAATCGTATTAATCTTAGGGAAATGAATAAAGGTTAGAATAGACATTAACTCTAGCTGACCTGTGTCGGCAAACTTAGATTTACCTGTTTTATAGTCAATCATTACAGCATGGTCGCCTTGGTCTACTAGCAAGTCAAACTGTCCACGAATCCATATATTCTTCCCACGAAAGTACCCTACTTTCTTCGCTTGCCAGTCCATTGCCATTTTAAACTCGGCATGTTTATCGCCATCTTGTTCAGCGAAAACTTCAACCCAATCTTTAAATGGTAGTGCATAGTCTGGAAGTGGTGTGCCGTCTTTAATGTAGCTCTCAAACGCTTTGTGAATCATATCACCACGCTTGGCTTCTTCAGACTGCTCATAGGGAAACTTCTTCAACACACGCTCTTGGTAAAAGCGTTGCGGGCATTGTTCAAATGCTTTAATTGCCGTAAAGGATAACGGCATTGTAACTTCATTCTGCAACATAATTTGTTCCTATTTTGGTGTCATAATCATACCCTTTTCTCCTTCCAATTTCATGAGATATTTTTTATTTAATGTGTTCATCTATATCATTTAGCTCGACTACAAGCTCAGAGCTATTTCTTAAAGTATCGGCAAGTTTGATTGCTCTTTCTCTGTTGCGTTCTGTGAGTGTAGCTAACATAGCAGATGCCATAAGTACAATTTCATCAGAATAATCTGAGTCTACTTGCACTTTGTCTAATCCATCATCGGTTGTAACAGAATAAAATGGTGTCTCGCAATCAAAAGCAATCGAGCCATTTGAACCTAAGATATTAAACATTCCTTTCTTGGCATATGAAAAACTCATTATTTACAATCTCCATAGTGTCTTGCTGCATCGCCCTCACAGTCCACTGGTAAGCCTTTCGCCCACTCGGGAACTTGTCGCATGCACCATTGCATATATTCTTTTGCTTGTTCTACTTCTTCATCTTTTACAACGATGCCCCATTCATCATGGGTATTGAGAACAATCTTGTATCGTTGGTTAATCAGTAATGCTTGATATTTCATCACCGCAAATGCTAACGCTTGGTTACAGTTTTCAAAAATACGAGCTGCATAGGTAAATATCCACTGGATACGCCCTTCTTTTAAACCACGATATGCATAATTCATCTTAGTTGAGCCATCTGGGTACTCACGTTCACGCATTGATAAACAGTGATAATTGAGCCAGTTGCCATCAGGTAGTCTAATTCCCGGCATACGAACACCGTGATTCATACGTGCTCCGTCATAATAGAATAGTTTGCCGTCAGGTCCGCCAAAATATCCACTTGCTCCAGCAATCATATTGCGTAATGCAACATCACATGCGTTCCATGTTGCCACAACTTCAGGGTGTGTCTCTCGGTAAACCTTCACGATGTGCTGTGCTTCTTCAAGGGTCATATCAACACCCATAAGTTTCGCATAGTTCATGAATCCTACTGCACCTGTGCCATAGATGTTAGATAATAGCGATGCTTTACCAGCAGGGCGTTGAATACTTGTGTATGGTTCAACTCCGCTCTTAGCTAACTTCTTAATCTCGTCAGGGTCGCCACCGTAAATGAGCGATGCCTGTTGAGAATAAGGGTCTTTACCTGCTAAGAATAGATTTAGTGTTGCATAATCACCCGCAATGTAACTGCCCGTGCGCAACTCAATCTGTGAGCTATCGAACACCACAACCTTGTAGCCGGGCGGTGCACTTATGGAACGTTTAAGAGCATTTGACTGCCCCTCTTTACGACCACTGCTCAAATTTTGCACATTTAATCCACCACTATTGTGAACGATATGCCCGTCCACCCAATATCTATGATGTTTACCGCAGTTTAAGATGTCATATACTGGCATTGTTCCTAGTTTAATCTTGTCTGTGGTAAATTCATTGAGCTTGTAATAGCGTAGTATCTTATTCCAACTGTCTTCTTTTAGTCTGCCACGAACAAACTCCTCAGCTCTAAAATAGTACGTGCGAAACTCCATACCGTTTAATCTATCTCTCACTACATCTAAGCTTGGTATTAGATGATGGCGATGATGGTATTCATCGAAACGATGTTTTGCTGTAATTTTCCACAGTTTGGCTTTCTCAGATTTTGCTTTTCCTAGCTCAATCTCTTTTCTATCTTCTGTGAACACTACATGGTCTTTCGTCCCGATTAAGCCGTCATAGTGTATAACTTTTCGCTCACCTTTGTAGATTAAACCATCGTGTTTTACAAAAGACTCACCGTCATAAACCAAATCGATGTTGCGTAATTCACTTATGTTGATTGTTCTCATTCCATAGTCTGGAGATTGAACAATTATTTTTGAATCTCCGATAAAACAACCGCCTAGTCGGTGCGTATGTGCTCCGCTCACCGTGTATGGCATGCCAAAACCACAACCAATCTTTGCGATTGCTCGGAATCGTTCTGCACGGGATAACTCGATACTTGAACTCATGGCAAGTTTCGTTCTAAAAATATCACCAATCTCGTCCATGCGGTCGCACATCTCGATAACTGGCGGGAATGTTTTAGAGTAGCAAGGTTCAACTCGACCTTTCTTCTCGCTGTATTTACTTGGAATGATGAACGCATAGTCCGCGTCTTCATCAATCTCATGCTCAAGAACACCACCCAACCCTTGCAAGAACTCTGTGAATTTAGGAACACTTCGGCATACCGAGCGTAATTCTGCTTGGTTTCCACCGAAGTATTTATTTGCCACATCTCTCGCACGTTTTTCATCTCGTTCGTGAATACGTTGTATTTCTTCTTCAATAATAGGTAAATCTAAATACAAGCTCGGCTCGATGTAACATTTTAAAATCATATCCCCGTACTGCATTTCATCGGGTGTAATCATTTTTGTGAAATATTTAAAGGCTTCTCTGGCTAAGTGAACGTCGTTGTTACAATATTCAACATAGCCCATCAGCAAATCATGCCCACGTTGCACTTCATTGGGGTCTGTCGTTGCTTTTAATGCTAAATATGGCGTGCCTTGATATGCATTGTAAAGGTGCATACCTAATGCTGACTGTACTTCTTTGCCTTTAGGCGGTACTTCCACCCCATTAGCCTGTAATACTTTTGCGATAGCCCCTAGACTTGCTCCTTCAAATACGTGAGCAGCTGTAACCCGAGCCATCGCCATTGTGTCTGTATAATATCGTGCTGTGTGTCCGAATCGTGCACGAATAATTGTGGCATCGAAGGCGGTGTTCTGTGCATTTAACACAGTGTTGCCCCAATCAATACCATCTAAAACTTCTTTGATTTTTGGATAGCCAATTACATTTTTAATCGGCTCGTCATTGATTGCGTATGACATCATTATCGGTTGAAATCGACCGTCCATGATGTACTCAATCATCGTCATCTTGCTTAATGAATACTCACGGTCATAGTAGGTTTCAAAGTCCACTGTTAGTACGTTCATGCGTGTTCCGCTCCGTTGTATGCAAGAATATTTTTAATCAGTTGCTCCAGCTCGTCAATGTTATCTTCATCGATAACTAGAGCGACTCCGTTACATTCAATAATCTGTTGAATGTTCTGTGCTTGTAATGCTGTTACACCGTGTCGGGTGTATTTACTCTTTGTTTCAACTGCAATAAATTTACCGTTGCAACAAGCGATGAAGTCGGGAATACCACTGCGGTTATATCCGCCTGTTACTGGCATAAACCAGTAAACCCCGTAGGTGTCAAAGATAAATTTTACTTGCTCTTTAACCTTCCCTTCAGGTGTCTTAGCTGTTTTCTTCCGCACTGGTTTCTTTGTTTTCACCTTCGTGCTTTTCACTGGCTGCAACATTTCCATTAACTTCATCATGGGATAACTCCATTGTTAATTCTGATACTTGTTGTTCAAGTCGTTTAATCTTCTCGAACGATGACTTCTGCATTTGTGCAAGTTCATGTTTAAGAGTTAAGATTGTCTCAATTTTCTCCTGTAACATCGCTTGCGTCTCTGCAAGTTCTTTCTCTACCTGTGGCAAACGCTTTAATACTTCTGCGTGGTAGATATGCATCATGCGTGGGTCTACTTGAACGCACTCAATATACCTGTCGTTCGGGTCAAAATACTGCGGTAACTCTGCACGTGCATGATGTTTATGCTCGTTGATATAATCTACATAACGCTCTTTAAACTTGTCATACTGTTCTTGGGTAACGCTCGCAAGACTACGCCATATGTTGCACCCATACCGCTGACAGTTAATATCAATGCCGAGTTTAATATCGCCCACACTTTCTCTGCTTGCATAGGAATGGCACGCACCTTTAAAGCTGGCATATGTTGTTATTCTCGGGTCGATGTACATGTTTCTAATCATGTAATAGTAAATCATGGCAAAGGTCCATTCTCTTTTTCCCACCATAAACGGTTTAGAACGGTCTGAGAATGAACGCTCACCCACACGTGCTCGTAAACTAGGTGCGTAAAGCATCTGTTTGAGAGTCTTGCCACGTGCTTTTTTATAGAATGTGGCTCTGGTGTAACCCCAAAAATGCATAACCATTTTCGGAGTCCACCATTTACCGTTTACTAGCTCCGCATTTGCGGGTACTTTTAACTCTGTGTCTGACATTCTTCAACTAACCCCAACTCAAAGATAGCGTTCTCTGCTTTGGTGTGTAGCTGTAAAATGTTAGCCATAACCATATCCACTGTGAGAACACGGAGATAACCATATAAATCAACACCGATACGCTTGTTCGGCAATTCTTCTAAGAAAACCATGAGTTGTTTAACATACTCATTCACGTTTTCTTCAGTTAAATTATCAGGGAGTGTCGGTGCTCCGTCCATGTACTGGCTGGCAATATCAATGGATTGTTTGGTTTTCTGCTCCATCTTTGTCACCAAAGTGTCTTTGTATATATTCAAGAGCGTCGCTGTCAGGGTCAATTTCATTTTTGTCCACCATTACAAATTTTATTTCATTATGTTTAGGGTGTGTTAATACTGTAATCCACGCACCTTTTCGGCTTGTATCGACTGCGTAATCCCATCCGCTATAACTTCCCATCGTTGAACCGTTTAGGACTTCATCGGCGATTTCTCGAATTATAGCGGAAATTTCACTCTTATTGAGCTTTTTATTTCCGTTCATATCAACATATGTTTCTAATTCTCTAATATCAGGGAGTGTAAGTCCTAAGTCATTTTTCAAGAAATTCTTTGAGAATCTGAGTGTTGCTTGCATTGCACGTAGAATTACTTTCCCAGCCTCTGCTGCAACAAGTATTTTATCGTCAAAGTTGCCTTCGTCTAATTGTGTATTTAATGCATGCATTGAATCATTGCCATGTTGTTCTATTGAGGTTTGGGATTGCTTGAGTCCATCACGGTCTAGTAAAACAATTGACATTGCTTTTCCATAAGAATCACGGATACAGTTGGTGTACACCAACAAAATATCCTGTACATCTTCTTTTGTGTAAGTTTCTTTATTCAATAGTGCTTCACGGTTAATTGTTTTTCTTGGCATAATTAAATCCTTCTACTAATTTATCCCATACATCTGGGTTTTGTTGGTACATTTTACGGTATTTACCGATTGTGATATGGCTACAACCATAAGCCTTAGCCATTTCAATATTGCTGTTGTAACGAAGTGAGTTGTGTTTCAGCCATGCGATGACTTCTACTGCCTTAGCAGTGTCTACATCACATGGGAACACGTGTTCTGGATTGATACAACGATAATCCCCGCATGTATTACAATAGCGATACTTCTCTGGGAAATCTCGGTCGGGCTGGGCTTTCATCACCATAAAGCGTTTCACGCTGTTGTATAGTGCCTTGCCACCCTTGAGCCGAACTTGAATGATAGGACTTCTATGGGCAAATCGCCCTGTCCATATCATACAACCCCGCTCATTCATTTCTACTTTACTGTCGATTGCCGTCTGTATTGTTGGCACATCGTTCACATCATAAAGCTCGTCAAACTTTGCCATTATTCCCCCTTATAGACAATCTAAACCGTCACGTGTATCGATTAATGCGGAGTATGTTTCGCCATTGTCGTCACGTGGTCGAACAATACCTGTACCATGATAAACACTATAGCCTTCAACATACATGGTTCTATCTTCATCTTCGTCATACCAATCGTCATCATTAATGACCATACATTTAATCACTTCTAACCCTGTTATCGGGTGTCTGAACACTTTGCCACCGTGGTCGAACAGATTAGCCCATGGGTCAATAAATGGTGCAACAAAATGCCCGAGAATATCGTCATCTTCTTTGTAATACCATGCGCCATCGTTGTCAGTACTACCCTCATTATAATAATCCCGTAAGTTATAATCACAATCATCGGCATTTTTTAGATAATCATCTAAATAGTTAGCTTTGATTGCATAGAATATTCTATCCACCGGCTTGCCATTATAAAGACAGTTTCTAATGAGATTGCTTGCTTTCTCGTTGCCATATGCTTTGCCGTACAGAAGTTTTGGTGTGCTATGGTCGCTGTAAGATACAACGGCACGTGCAATAAATGGATACTCGGTAGCATCATCAATCTCGTCAGGGCTGTATGTTGATACTAAACCTAGACGGAAATCAGGTGCGTAGTCATACCCTTGTAGCGGGTGAATATAATCACCATTAATCTGACTACCATAGTGGCTAGGCGAATAAGCCATGCATGAATGTAAATTCTGCGTATCACTTAGAGCTTTATAATGCTCATAATAGTTGTTGTCAGTGAAGTACATCCACAGATTACCAGTGTTCGCCTTAATTTCATTTGCCATTAATTTAACACGATACTGCACCCATGCTTCTTTGAAACACTCATCGTCTAAATCAAAGTGTTGAGCTAACTCCTTCATACTTCTAATTAGATTTGTAAGTGTTTCAATAACCAACGCTAAGGCTTTTGTATGTTTAATTGCACGTGGAATTTCAATTGTCTCGTTAATTAATGTAACGTGTGGTGTGTCGCCGTTCATTAACTTGTAAACAGTTATGTTGAAATTTCCTTTTGTCGTAGTGTCAGTAAACTTAGCGTCTGTATACGTTAAACTGCGATATGTTGTTAACCCTGTGGCGCTGTCAAATAAATACCCCACTACTGTACACATTGAGCCATATACAATATTTTTAATTGTGTCTTCGCTACAACTACCGCTCAGCTGTAAAGGCTCGCTCACCATGTTATAAAATGCGCGTTGCTTTTCTGTTACATCTTCTGATGTTGAAAGCTCACGTGCACGACCCATGGCACTTCTAATATCTGCCAACATCTCTTTAATACTAGGCATTTTCAGCTCCTTCATCTTCAAAAGTAAACCCATAAGCCACACAAATATCTGTGAATGATGACCCATAGTAACCATAACAGGCTGTGTCTAAGTCGTAGTAACATTCAATGCCACCGTGTAGAATACAGTGTCGCATGAAGTCTGTATCTACTGCGAACAAGTCCGCTAATAAATCAGGTACAGGCTCAGTCATCTGTGGATTATCAGGTTTAGTGTATGTACTAGACTTAGAATAATTACCGTAGCCATAAGAATACCCACTACCATATCCATAACCATATCCGTATCCATATCCGCTGTAGCTGGGTAAGCCGAAGTCGCCCGCCTTGCGTGTAACCTTAGCTTTACTCCAATCAACCTTGCGTAATGCGTCTGCTAACTGGTCAAGATATGGTAACAACACTTGTTCATCTGCTGAGTGTGCGTTAATGTAACCACTCGCAATGTTTACATTCTCAGGGATAACTTCTGCGAATGTTGCCACATCAGTGTATGAGCCCCTGTCTGATAACTCATGCCCCATACCTAACTCATCAACAAGCCATTGTGCAAATGCTTTACTTGCACACTCGCCCACTGACTGCTCATAAACCATATCTTTAGTACCACGACGGTCAATCTCTACCGCAAAGTCATACTGTTTCAAGAATGGCTCGGCATGTTGTAATACTGCATCTGCACCTACACCGCCCACTTCTTCACCTGTGGTAAAACAATAGCCACCTAGAACACCATTTGCCATTAAGTTAAGCATTACTGCTAAACCCGCTCCGTCATCTGCACCTAAGCATGCAACATCTTCATTTAACACTAGGCTTTCATTAATGTATGCCACACCGTCACGCACTGATACTTGTTTGCGTGTCCACTGTATCTTGTCTGTCTGTGTCGGTGCTCCGTGTCCGTAACGTGTTTCACTATATCCTGTATCACGGTCTACTGTGTCATAGTGTGCCACATATAATGTTTTGCCGAAGTCATTATCTTTCGATACATCAAACATAAAGTTATGGTAGCCATGCCCTGTGTCACCACTGCTCACCACTTTTGTTGCCACTGTGTAGCCCGCTTTCTCTAGTTGAGATACAATTTCTTGTAACTTAGGAATCAACCACTCTTTTGCAAACAGTGCGATACCTTGACTGCGGAACTGTCTGCGGTAACCCATAATTTGATTGGCTAAAACTGATGGTGCGTTGCGGTCTGCTGGGAACACCCACCCTTTAACACCTTCTAATTGTTGTGGCTCATATTTTTTATAAGTTTTGTAATAGGTTTTCCCTGCTCCTGTGGCTGGAACGGTTGAGCTTGTCGGCGTTGTAACAGAACTCGTAACTTCTTGCGTAGTCGCTGGAGTTTGAGCTTGCGTTGTATCTCCGTTAGTTGTTTGAGCTGGTTCATTTGTTGCACCTATTTTGTATTTAATAGTTGAGTTAGTCATTTAGTGTCACCCCTAGTGATTCTGCACGTTGTTTAAGTTGTTTAATTTCATCATGTTTGCGTTGTGTGATGATGTTTATGTATTCAATTCTTGAATTAATCTCGCTCTGTATCGCATCTCTAATTGCTGAAAGTTTAAGGTCGTCATCTGAGAGCCCAAACTCGAGAGATACGTAACCGCCCAATCTGGGGGAGTATCGTCCAATCCCCTGCCCTACTCCATTCTCAGAAATAACACAGTGGTCATACCAATCTTCTTCTTCTGATACCCACGTTCGCTGACTTAATCTAAGGACTTCACCTTTTTTAAGTCCATATGGCAAGTCGTTTGTGTTAATATCTTCACTTGCCCAATCAACCACAGTCGCCACATAAAATTCACGTCCAATCTCATCATAGAAAGGTGTGCTATCGACTGTAAAATGTCTGCGACCACCGTCAATGAACGGTACAATGTATCTCGGTGTTCTGTGTCCATCTCTTAAAAATGCTGATGATGAGCGGTATGCACGGAATTTAAGCCCACCAGCGTGTTTTGTTCGTAGTGTTCGTGCCACATAGTGCCCTGCACTTTCTTTCCCATAATATCTTGAATAACACCATTCACCGTCTTTCTGATAAATAATCACTCGACCGTCAAAGGCGTATTCTTCTTCATCTTTAATTCTGCTTGGTGGCACGGTGCTAACTAGCCCTAACCAAAAATCACCGCCCGAATATCCTTCAACATTTGCGGTAAATACAGCTGACTTAAGATTGTTGTCATCAATCTTTTGAAACTCGTCCTTAACATTATGCTTAACAATAAAGCCCGCCTGTTCTGCCAATGTTGGGTTACATGTTGTCAAGTGTGTGAAGTCGCCAAAGTGCTCCGCTCCATGAGTCATGCACGATGATAGGTCGGCTTTGCTCTCAAGCCGTGCATAATGCTCTGCAATATACTTCTGCGTTTTATACAGATACACTCGCTCTGCTGTGCCAGCGATTGCATTTAATGCTTCTTTTAAATGCTTTTCTTGCACTTCATACCCATTAATGAACGCAATCATTCTCAAGAAGTTAGGCATTGTCATCACATCATTCTTGTTAATCTTGAATACTTTTCGACAATATTTCTCTACATCTTCTACTAACTTGTCAAAGCGTGTATGGTGTACTCCGTTCCATTTCTCAATCACCTTCACAATCTCACGCACTTGACTGTTGCCAGTGTCCATGAGTGGGTGCTCAATAACAGGTGGTCGAAAATTTTTGATTGTAACCGTCTTTCTTGTTGCACTGACTTCTCCAATGAATGATGAGCCATACCATGTTGCAAGGGTATTAATTTTTGGACTCCACGTGTCGCCATTGAATATGTTAGTCAATGTTACTCGTACTGTTGAAAGCTCAAATTCACCCGCTGACAACTCTTTTACCAGCTCAACGCTTGAATTTAATTCTTTATCTGATTTTAACTGTCTATCTAATTGCATGATTAATTTCCTTATGAAGTTAGGGTGCATAAGAGAGCACACAAAGACGGTCGGAAACACTACTAACACTCACCGTCAATGCATACTCTACTATGCACCCTAGTTAAACTATTTTCTTATCTGTTGTTGTAATAATTGAACACTTCTAATCCGTCTAACACGTACATGCCACGGTCGTTGCTCCAACGGGCATAATAACTTTCCACCCAATCGTTTAAATCTTCTACATAGATAAGCTCATCTTCATCTTCTCTATATTCATTCCCCGTAATTGCACAGGTGTGGTATACGACTGGCTCAAAGAAGTACACGATAGCATCGTGTGGCTCAACACGCCAATAACCGTCCACTTCATCATCTTCATCTTCATAGCGGTCGTATATCTCATAAACTGTTGCCTCAATCCCGTGCGGTGTGCAATCTTCACGTACCACATGCAATTTATTTAATGCATTTAAATAAGTGTCGTTTGCATCGTTCCCCCCGTCCACGTATGGTGCAATTTTCTTGCCCTGTACATTATACCCATAGAGTTTAATGCCCCACGGTGTATCTGATGTAACATAATCTTCAAACACATCATGCCAATCTTGCTCGCTTGAGCCATACCAGCGGGCACATGCTGTCCCGTCAGAAAATCCACGTGCAATGAACGGGATTTTATCGTGAGTTTGACCTAATACTTTTTCAGGCGGTAGCGTGCTCACGCATAACATGCAATTAGGGTCATGGTCAAATCCTTCATATGCACGGAATGGGTGCACCCATACTTGTCGCCCGTCTTTATTAGTTGCGAAGTAGTTAAACTTTCTCACCGCCCAATCAAGTTTACTGTCCGTCATGCATGAGGTTGTATTTGTTCTTTCTGCAATAAGACAAGCCACTTCAGGCATGCAATTTTTCACCTTGTATAAGTAGTAAACTTTTTCTTTTAACTTTTCCAGCCACTCTTTGAGATACTTCTCAGGCAAGCCATATGGTTTAAGCAGTGCATGGTATAACCATTTTACTAAACCTTCTTTTGTCATTGTGCCGTCTGACTTGCACCCATAACGTTTTGGCATTACACCATTTAGATATCCGTCCGCATATGCTTTGGTGCGTACATGGTCGAACACTTTAATCTGTTCATTATACATGCCCACTTCAACAAGAATACGTTCGCTTAATTCTCGGCTGTCTTGTAGAAATATACGGATTTTCTCGTCCGCATACATATCCACAAAACCTAGTGGGCTCTGTGTTGTTGTATTAAAACGTGCATGCTCAATCTGCCCTAGAATGTTGCGTAGCGTGTAACCTTCTGCCACGCCTTCACCTACAAATTCAGCTTTTACTTCTGTACCTAGTAAATCGTGTTCGATACGCTCAACATGGGCGTACACCTTCTCAGATAATTTAAATGTTTTCATAGTGTTTCCTTTTATAGTGTTGTTAATAAATAAAGGTGCACCCTAACTGCAATTAAGGTGCACGATTATTGACTAACTAATTAGTCTTGTTCATCTAGGCAACTAAAGAATTTAGTCTTGCCATAGACTACTGACCCAATTTGATTGCCGTCCGTGTCAATATGTTTAACAATGACCGCACCAAAGTCGGTGTTAGTCAATGTTACAAAACCACCACTGCCCGCAGTAGTCGGACGTGAGAATGTTTGCATTGTGCCCGCACTAAATGCTTTTTGTACATCTCTTAGCAAGGTGTCATTCTTGCCTAGTGTGGCTAATAAGCCAGCTCTGATTGTGTCGTCTTTGCCCGTACCTAGTTTGATATGAGCTGTTGCATCGATATTAATCTTTGCCATAAGTTGTTTACTCCATTTCATTTTATTAATAAAATGCCCGCACTGTGAAGGTCGCGGGCTGTTATATTCTGACTATTCCGTTACAGGAACAATCAAGAATTCTTTTTTCAGTGCACGTATTAAGTCTTGCGTTGCTCGTTTAATTGCACCGTCATTTGTGAATCCGTCAAGCTCGGATTTATAGCTCCGCTTGTCTTTCAGAATATAAGACTGCTTAAACCACAGTCCGATATTGTATCGCTTGCGTGCTTTAACTACTAAATTTCTAGGATACTCGGGATTCTCTGTGTCCACTTCATCACAAGTTACTTCAATCCCGCACACGGCTAGACAGTCCAATTCTGTGTATGCTGTGCCGACTGGTGTGCCGTATTTCTTGTTAATAATTGCAAATTCCATAATCATTCTCCTAGTAGTCAGGTGTAATCAGGGCGTAGATAAACATTGCCACCGTGCATGATGTAATCGCTATGATTAGGCATGCGTAGAACATGCTCTTAATCACTTCAGCTAGGTTATATTTCCAGCGGTCTTTATTCATGATGACCGTTGGATTTTTAAAATACTTGATTAAATTTTTCATAGTGTTTCCTTTTGTGTTAGTTAGTGTTTAATCATAGGCTTTATTATCTCATAACTAACAAAGCCTATTGTTAAAAACTAGCCTTAAGAACTCGCCATGCTGGTAGACGCACTAATCCCTTGTAATTGGTTTCATGTTAGTCTACTCGTTTAGTGTGCACGATAGGGTTACGTAGTAGCATGGTTTGCTGGTTTATTCCAGTTGCTATAGTGCACAGGTGGACGGTTTACCACCATTCAGATAGTTTTATCGCTAGAATACTTGAGCTGTCGCCTTCTTCATCATTGCAATATCTTTCCCTTTACTTCATACTTACCATGCTTTTATAATGCACCTGTTTTATTCTTACTTGAGCCATCGCCTTCAGAATCCAACAGATACAACACGGGCATGGTGTTCTACCGTTTTTTACCTAATTTTTAAAGAGCTAGTCAGGGCGGGTGCTTTATACCGTTCCTTTAATTTATGCCTTTATTTTAATCCTTTCTTTCTATCTTGTCAATACTTTTTTAAAAATATTTTTAACTTTTTTATTGTTTGCTTACTTATTAACCACTTTCATTTTTTAGGTATAAGTGCAACAAAAAGCCAGTTAAAGCTAGGGCAAGGATTAATTTTTAAAGAGCGATTAGGGAATGTTCCCTTTAATTGCCTTCAATTATACGCTTTCTATTTTCCTTGTCAATATCTTTTTTAAATTATTTTTAAAATTTTTATTGTTTGCTTATTTCTTGAACATTTGCAAAATCAAATAAAATTCTAATTATAACAATTAAAAAATTGCAATAACTAAATGCCAATATTGGCAAAAGATACATAGTGCACAAAGTGCAAAAGCGTATTTTTAAAGAGCATATTTGCAAGTAGCTAGGCTTTATACCGTTCCCTTGCTTTCTGATGCCTATTATACAGATTTTAAAATGCCAGTCAATAGAAACTTTAAAATATTTTAAAAAATTATACGGATTGGTTAATTATTGAGCAAATCTAGCGGGGAAGTGTGGCTTATTGAGAGCGATTCTCATTAAGGTGCGTTGGTGTGTAAGTTATTAGGCAAATTTGCAAGAATCAAGGCTTTAAAATTCAGTTTCTACATAATAGAGAAAATTAGTGAATTAATTAAGTGGAAACTGTTTTTTATTATACCTTTTTTTGGCTTTTTAACTTAATTTTTCTTTAAAATTGCAACAATCGGCACACTTTGACAGTTTTGTATCTAAAAACATAATAAAAAATAAAACTTTTATCACTTCTACCCTTTTGTTTAAAAAATGAGCAAAAAAGCCTAGTTTTTGAAGATTTTTTCACTGTATTGAGAACAATTCTCAAATAGCTTAACTTTTCAATTCTCATTAATCGCACTCCAAAACTCACTCTAATGAGAATAACGGCGTATAGATAAAGTTTTAAAATAGTTTAGTAAAGTTTAATATTATAGTCAGAAAGTTTTAAGGATTTAAAAACTAAGTCTTTAATTCTCATTAATCGCACTCCAAAACATCACTCCAATAAGAATAATTCTCAATAAGAGCATGGCAAGCGAAAATTTTTTGCGGTTTGAAGGTGCGGGCGGTTTAAAAGTGTCGAGGCGTAACAGTGCAAAGGCTTACAATATTTCAATCTGCTTTAATGATAGGATAGCTTAAGAGCATGGCAAGCCTTGCACCATAGCACCAGCAAGCAAGGCAAGATAAAGAGCGTAGGAGTTAAGCAGTCAAAGGCTATTGAGTTTTATTATCAGGGAGCGGGGGAGCTAGGCAGTGAAGCAGTGGCGCAGATACCCCCCTATGGGAACTTAATGGTGTCGGTGTGTCGGGGTGTTGCTATCAAAAGGGGTCACCTATAGATATAGAGTCCATTTTTCGGGTGGGTGAAAGGTGTCTCCACACCGACGCACTTACACAGCACGTTGCCAACACTTGCTCACGCACCTTGACACCATAACTGCAAAAAGCTCACGCACCCACACCCCCCTACTGGCAAAACTCACCTAGTGCATTAAAAATCTCAACCGAGCCAAACTCCCCCTCTTATATTGCATCTGTTTGCCGCTAAAAAATAGTGCTTGACAAACTACTCAACTCGTGCAACAATATCACTGTTTAAAGCCTCTTTTCAGTCCTTAAACACAATCATGAGAATTTCCTTTTATAGTTAAAAGCCCCGGTCCGGAACAGCTGGGGCTTTATATTTATAGTATATTTATATGCTATACATATCTGTCTTGCACACCACTATTATTCATCTGCTACTTGCAAGTACACACCGACACTGGTACACTACTCACACATTTAAACAAGAGGAACAAATCATGCCTACCAAATTTACAGAACAAGATGTCGCAAGACTCATTCAACTATGGAACGCCAATCTCTCAGCAAAAGATATTGCACTTGAAATGGGGCGTAGTTTCCATAATATCCGCAACAAGATAAAATCATTGCAAAAGAAAGGTGAAATTGCACCACGCTCTAACACCAATAAAGTAGATGATACATTCATTGAAATAACTGCAGCAGCACACCAACTCCCGATTGAAGTGGTAAAACATTTCACCACATTGTTCTCAGGTGGTCAGGAGCGTGTGATTGCTGGTACTCAACAATGTTGCGAAGCCTATACCCGTCAGAAAGGTTATTGCTATTATTTACCTGATAGAGTTAAGCTGACATTAGACACATCACCATCTGGTGTAGTGCCGATGCAAGGACATCAAGGGGAATTGATTCTCGTATGCCTTGCCATTGCTAACACACGTAAGACAATGAGCCACGACGGGTTCATTAATTTGTGCAAGACTATTGCAACAACATTCGCGTAAGTCTATAATAAGGACCGTAGCATATGAGCCATACGCTACAATTCCTTAGTTAGACAATTAGTTAAAAGTTGCTTTTCATTTGCTGAACCCTGTGACGGAACATTTTTCTTTGCAGTCGTTCAGCACTTTTTTTACCTCAGGTTTGCCCGATTCCACTGGTGCAATACTCACCCCCGCATTACACGTAGGCTGTACACAGTAGCATAAGCAGAAGTCTTCGGAGCTGCCGACTTGCTGTGGAGCTGGATTTTCTTTTGCTTTTATAATAGCACGAGCACCCTTCTCACAATTCACCACTAGGCTATCTTTATCAACAGTGATATACTCAAGATAACAATTTTCGAGGATGGCTTCCTTAACTTCGCTATTTTTGTTGCTATAATGTTTAGGGCAGCACTTCAAGAAGCGGCAGTTTTTAAAGATGCAGCCTTTCTCGAACTTGCACTGAGCGTAGAACACACAGTTCTCAAATTCACAGTATTCCGGGAATGTTGTACCGGGATTAAAAGTTTTACCTTTGTGTACTTGTTGAAATGCCATAGAGAGAAACCCAAATGAATGATGAACAAAAATATTCGGAAGAACTGATTTATGGAATGTATAAGCATATTCATATTTCAGAATTTGTCCGTGATTTAATTTTATATGGTCCGGGTCGCGTCGTCGAGGTTTGTGATACCCACAACGTGAGTGCGGAAGAATTTGAAGAAATTGTAGAACTTCCTTCGTTTAAAAAAGAGATGAGGGAGATTCGGGCGTTGGTGGAAGCATCACCGAACGCGCTTATTCAACTTAAAGCGCGTATGATTGCTGAAAAGTCACTCGAGGAGTTGCACGACATTATTAAGTCAGGTGCGCGTGACAACGACAGGGTGAACGCAGCTAAACTTGTGATGCAGGTGGCAGGTGTCGCTGATGCAGGTAGACTTGGCACAGGCGAGGAGAGTAATAAGCCGCAGGCGAGCGGTCTCGTGCTTAATGTTAATCTGGGACAGAACGGGGGACTTATTCCACCGCTTCCTGCAGGTGAGCAGCGTCCACTACGACGCGTGGCGGATATTAAGAAGAGTATCGAGGTGATTGATGTTAAGTGATGAGGACATTGTACGTGGTGCGGTGTCGGGTCATCACGCCCCGTCGCACAACGATGAGATTGGCTATGCCAGCGAGATGGGTGCAGACTACGCCCCTGTTGATGAACAGCAGGCGGTCATGGGTGAGAATGACATCGGGTTTAACTATTATATGTACCCGACAATACATAAGATGGCACTCAGTCCAGCCCGTCTCAAGTTTATAATTGGCGCCGCAGGAAGTGGTAAGACCAGTGGAATTATATGGACATTACTATTACAGGCTATTATGCAAGAGCCAGCGGCAGATGGGGTGCGATACTCTCGTGCACTTGTCGCGCGTAACACTAACTCAATGTTGCGTTCAACTACTATACCGTCATTTAAGACAATGGTGGGTAACTTGATGACATTCCGCACGGGGAGTTTCCCAATGATGGCGCACGCTCGGTTTGAGTTAAATGATGGCACTAAGGTGCACTTTGATGTGGAGTTCTTGTCATTTGATGATGAGAAGTCACAGAATAAGTTGCTGGGGTGTGAGCCGACATTCGGATTTATTGATGAGTTGTCGGAGTTCCCAGAGTCATTAGTATTTGCGATTGACCGACGGCTTGGGCGATACCCATCAGGTAGATTTGGTAAGGCGACATGGGTTGGACTATTTGGGGCGACTAACGGTCCGCTTAAAAATCACTGGCTCTATAGATGGTATCTCGGGGATAAAGATGACGAGTTCAAGATGATGTCTGAACGCATGGGTCGTCCATATTTTGAGTTATTCAGACAGCCACCAGCATTACTAAGACAGCCTGATGGGTCGTGGGACCCGAACCCGATGGCGGAGAATATAGAAAATCTGCCGGGCGGGTATAACTATTATTATGCCATGCTCGGTGGTGAAGAACAGAAGATTAAGGCATATGTGGAAGGTGAGTTTGCAGACCTCGTGACCGGCAAGGTGGTATTCCCTGAGTTCAACGAGAGCCGTCATGTCATCGACCAGTTTAATGTGCCAGCAGGTGCGCCACTTTATTTATCCTTCGACTTCGGTCGTACGCCAGTGTGTCTTGTTGGTACAATGACTGCAGGCGGTCGTCTTATTATTATAGATGAGGTGATGGGTGAGGACATGTCTATTGAGACGCTTACAGTTGAGCACATTAAGCCGACACTGCGACGCAGATACATTAATAACTTGGTCGAGGGGGCGTGGGGTGACCCTGCAGGTCTCGTGCAAGCACAGTCTGTTGATGTGTCACCATATGACATCTTATTAAATAATGGTATTCCGATTGAGAGTCCGGGCACGAACAAACTTCAGCCACGGATTGAGGCAGTTAAACAGAGACTAACTAAATTAGACTCAATGGGGCAGCCTTTACTCCAAATCACAAAAAATTGCAAATTTTTAATTGAAGCATTAAAATACAACTACATTTATGAGAATGTACGTGGCAAGAATGATGTAGTACGAGATACACCGACCAAATCTCACGAAGGTTGGACATCAGATTTAGCCGATGCGTTGCAATATATGGTGCTAGGTATTAACATTAGCAGCCGTATGAGTAAGTCGAGCTCGAACAGAAGTTCAAGACGACATTCACGTTTCATATAAATAGGAGAAAAGTAGTATGCCATGCCAAGGTAAACGACCACCACACGGCTGTCCAGTAGGCGGTAATCGTGGTAAAACACCAGCACACAAATAAGGCGGTGAACGGTGGGTAAGAAACACGACAGATTAGTAGAAGAACTCGGGCAGTATGTCCGTGACCGCTTCGAGATTGCTAAAGACACGAAACGCGAGCAGTATGACATCTTGTTAGACTGTTTACGCCAAGTTCGTGGGGAATTACTCGCCTGTGAAACTCTTGACCCTGACATCGATGTGAATTTTAACATCACATCACCGATTGTTAAGGGTATCGTGGGTCTCATTCGAGATGTATTTGCTAACTCGATTGAGAACCCATTTGTCATTAAAGCAACACCGCAAGCAGACTTAGACGATGCTCAGACTAAGAATGTGTTACAAGCGGTGATGGCGCAACTCCAACAGATGCCGATGATGACCCCTGACATGCTTGAGCAGGCAGCGGCAGAACAAGGTCAGGCACTTAAAAATGCAGCGATGCAAGAACAGCAGAAATTATCTGCTATTGCCGCTGATAAAATGAATACATTAATTCAGGACAGACTTCATGATGCTGATTGGCTACGCCAGTTTGGCGATTTTATATATAACTTTGTTGTATATCCTGCTGCTATTATGAAGACACCTGCGGTTGTGATGAAACCGTGGAAGCGTTGGAATGGACAACGTATGGTAGTGGAGCGTAAATTAATTCGCGCAGTAGAAAACATTTCTCCGTTTGATTTCTACCCAGCACCTAACGCACAGTCCGTACAAGACGCAGAGTATGTTGTGGAACTCCGCAAATGCTCACGTTCTGAATTGGTGGGGTACTACTCTGCACCGGGCTTCGATGGCGAGGGAATCCGCCAAGTGTTGAAGGAACATCCTGAAGGCTGGCTCGAAGAACGCGAGGACGGCAAGGACCATAACCCTGAGATTGATACAGACCAATATGCCATTGGACTTGAGAACGACGCTCAAGGATTTTATGACTGTGTTGGATTCTACGGGGCAATCCGTGGCGAATTACTCGAGGAGTTCGGTGTTGAAGTAGGCTCTCCAGACATTTCTTACGAAGCAGAGATTTGGACAATTAACGATATTGTTATTAAAGCAGTATTAAACCCAGACCCAGCGGGTCAGCGTCCATTCTATGTAGCATCATTTGAACCAATCCCGGGCGCATTTTGGGGCGAGTGTCCAGTTACCCGTCTACGTGATGTACAACGTGTATGTACAGCAACAATCGTAGCAATGGTACGTAATATGGGTCTCGCATCGGGTGTATTGGGTGAGGTAGAATCCGACCGTGTAATTGACGATGAAGATGTAAATGTAATCCTGCCGAATACCATTCGCGAGGTTAAATCTGTGATTGGTATGCAAGGTCGCGCATACAACTTCTATACCGTGCCAGATATTTCACATCAACTGTTAAATGTGTTCGAGCGTTTCATGCAATATGGGTATGAGACAATCGGTATTCCTCGTGTGGCGTTTGGTTCGACAGAGAACATCGGTACACTAGGACGCACATCTGGTGGTGTAGCAATGGTATTAAACCAAGCGAGTAAATCTGTAAAATTTGCATTACGGGTGCTTGAGGAGAATATCATTGAGCCAGTTGTTCAGTCATACATTGATTATGAGTTAATGTACTCGTTAGATGAAACCATTAAAGGTGACATTCGAGTCCATGCACGTGGTGTAAGTGGTATTGTAGAGAAAGAAACACAAGAGTCTAAACTACAATGGGCACTACAATCACTAAGCTCATACGTACAAGTCATTGACCCTAACACCGGACAACCGATTGTTCCACCTGCGGCAATTCAGCGCTTGTTGTATCAAATCTTTAAAGTTAGTGGTATCAGTACCGAGGGAATTTTCCCAGACTTTGATTTACAGTCAGCTGTTACACAAGACATTCAAAGTTTGAACCCGCTGTATCAAGGTGGTACTATTGACGGTCGGAACGCTAGCGCAGGTCAAGCAATAGCGAACCAAAACAGTCTAACACCTAATTCACCAATGGGAGGTATGTAGTGAGTTGTTTCCAGCTTCACTTCGATGTCGCTATTGTGGATTCACACTCGGTGGAAACTGAACCACAGAATATTACTCTGTTCAAGACGGCAGTATTACACTTAATTCATGAGGACCCATGCGGAGCACCGTTAGATATTTGCGTGCAACGTGTGGTAAAATGTCAGAATGGATGTACAATTAGTACATTTCTACATGACTTCCCTATTGATGCATGTGACCCAATTCTTCCTCCGGGCGAGTACCAAGTTTCTGTAGGTTCAAAAATGACGATGCTAACCAATGCTGTAGTTGGAGTTGATGTGATTTTTGAAGAAGTTACACCTGAATATGTGCAAGCCATCATTGCTAATAAAGCAGGAGGATGTTAATAATGGCAAAAACTAAAGTTTCACAGCAAGAAGCTGGAGCATTTAGACGCTTCCGTTCTTCTGCTGACGCGGAACAAATTAAGAACGTATTACTTCGCGAGTTAAATTTAACCCGTGACGCATACGAAGATACAGCAGCAAGCGAAGAAAACCGTATTGCAGTAAATGCGGTAAAATCCGTGCTACGAGTTTTATTCAATGATGAGTTGGAGCGAATCGATGAGTAAATATGAATCAGCAGTTTCACATTTAGAGTTAGGGCAGAAATTGGTCGCTACCATGTTACGTGGTACAACTGATTCTTCATTTACCTTAATGCGCGGTGTAGCAGCAAACTGCGACAAACGTATGGAAGATTACTTATGGACTGAAGTTATCAAAGATGGTAAACCAGTTCAATTAAGTTTAAGTAAGGATAACCCATTAGAGATTACCTTACCGGGAACGTATAAATTCAGAAATGATGGCACTGATGATGAACAGGCATTAATTGATATGACTGTTTACAAATGTGTTGAATAGGAGCAATTATGTCAAGCCAAGTACGTATTGATGAAATTGTCCGTATGATGAAGACGATTCCAGCATTTCGACTCTTTCAAGAATATATTACGACTGAGTTAGAACGCGAACGTGAATTGTACGAGAACAGCGAAGCGAATGAGTTTCTGCGTGGTCGCGTATCAATTATCAAAAAACTAAAAGCCGATTTGGAGAAATAACGAATGGCAGACTTCGACCAAACACAAAGTGAACTAGATCAATTTTTAGACCAGCAGTTTTCCCAACCTGCATCTGAAGAACAAGTTAAAAATCCTGAACAACCTCAAGATGATGAAGTTGATATTTCAGAGTATTTAACAGGTGACGAAGATGAATTACCACAGGAAACACCTGCAGGTCTAACACAGCCAGCTCAAGCTGAACCAACACAAAATGCAACAGTTTCTAGTGAGGACCGTTTAATTGCATTAGAACGTGAGTTAGCGGCAACTAAAGCTCGTGCAGAAATGTATGAGACTGCAGTACGTGCTAATTACGAACGTGAGTATGGTAAGCAACAACCGACAGAACCGCAACAACCAACACTTGCGTATTCTGATGATGAGCTAGCTGTAGATGAAAGATTTGAAGCCGACTATGGGGACGCAAACCCATACATTCAAAGTATCGCACGACGAGTCGCTAATGACTTGTATAAACGTGCGGTAGTACCTTTGCAACAGAAATTAGATGGTGTAACCAGCCAACTTGAAGCACAACGCGGTATCAATGACCAAAACCAAAAATTTGCGTTTGAGACTGAATTGCGTAAAGCTGTGCCAGATTTGGATGAAATTGCATACTCTAATGAGTGGCAAAGTTACTTAAAACAACCTGCTCCGTATACTGGCGGTACAGTAACTATTGCACAAGTAGTACAAAGCGGTATACAATCAGGTAATATGAAGCAAGTGGTGGAAGTGATTGAGGATTTCAAAGGCAAACGCCAACGTTCTCAACCACAAACGCAACAAGTTGCACCGGGTCGTTCACAGACCACGCAACCTGTTACAGCGCCACGTGGACAGAAAGTGCTCAAGATGTCGGACTTCGAGCGAGCTACCGCTAACTTCCAAGCAGGTAAACTTTCATGGGATAAGTATCAACGTATCACAGATGAGTTTAATGCCGCGATGGTAGAGGGTAGAGTAAACACAAACCGATAACGTAGGAGTTATTAAATGCAAAACAAACCGGGTGGCGTTTTACCGTCAGCAAGTGGTTATCAAGTGTATAATGCACTAAACACCCCTATCTATGCAAAAGCGTTCTTAGCTCGCTTCTACGCTGACTCAATCGCAGGGTCTATTACCTCTCAGGATATTATCCCTGCTGAATTGAAACAGTGTGGCGACCAAGTTACTTTCCGCGTAGCACCAGTGGGTGAAATTTTTGATTACATTAACAACCAAGACTTAGAAGTTTCAACCTTGAACACTGAGTTAAAAACCATGGTTGTTAAACGTGGTAAATACTGGAACTTAAAACTTTCATATGTTGATGAAAAACGTACTTGTAACATCAAAGAGTACGTAAATGAGTTCATGGAAAACAGCACATTGTTGTTACGCCAACACATCGACCGTGAAATCTTAACTGAAGTTCCGTTACTAGCTGACCCTTACAATAAAGGTATCAAAGCTGGTATCAAGTCAGGTGCATACAACTTAGGTCAATTAGGTCAGCCTGTTGCCTTAAACAAAGAAACAATTTTAACTAAATTGTCTCACTTATCTACCGTTCTTGACGAACAAAACGTTCCAGAGAAAGGTCGTTATGTTGTATTACCAACAATGGCTAAAACCTTGTTCTACACCAACCCGTTATTAAATAACGCATGTGCAGCAGGCACTGGCAAAGCAATTCTTTTAAGCCAACAATTCTTAGATGTTGCTGGTTTCAAAGTGTACTTCACCAACAACATGCCTATGTACTTTGACCCGCAAGTGAACAAACAAACGTTTTTAATCTTAGCTGGTTTCAAAGATGCAGTTGGTTTCATCACTCAATTAACAAACCAAGAAGTAATCGACAAAGACCCACGTTCTTTCGATAAATACTGGCGCGGTTTGACCATTTATGACTTCGATGTATTAACACCTGAAAAATTAGCTGTGTTATACGCAACCATCGAAATCGAGTAAGGAGTTAGACAATGGCTAAGTACAATATCTATCTTGGTGGTAACAAACGCAACGTTGCAGCATATGGCGACGCTATGTGGGATGCAGGTTTAGACCCAGCAGACCAACACGTTGAATATGCAGCTCACTTAAAAACTCGCCACAAAACAATGCAGTTCTACTATGACGATGGTCATGAGCACATGCGTATGTGGTATCGCCAAAAAGGTTTAGGCGTATTACCAGTAGGTGACGAGTTAGGTGTTATCTTATTAGCAGCTGGTTCTTTTGTTAATAACATCGTGTTACATAACAAAAAAGCATTAGCAGAAGGCAAAATCACTGTTATTTTAAACGGTGTTGCCGGTGATGCTCCAGCAGACTTAGCAGCATTAGCTGACAAAGTAAAAGATGCTAAAGATAAATTAGCGAAAGCACAAGCTCAAGCTAATACAGACCCAACAAACGCTGGCTTAAAATCAGCTGTAACCGCAGCTAAAAAAGCTGTAGCAGATGCAGAAAAAGCATTAGCTGAAGCAAACAGCCGTGAAGTTGAGACCTTCGATGTTGATTTAACAAAAGAAGGCTACACTGTATTACGCTCAACTGAGTTCTTACAATCTAACGGTGACATCACCATTAAGATTAAAGAGGGTTCATTATCAGGTGCATGTTTCACAGTATCAGCATCGGTAGAAAACCATAACGACCAACACGGTTGTTCATGCTACCAAGCTCCATGTGAGACTGTTTACCCGGACCCACAATGTGTACGCTTACCAGCATAAGCCAAGTACGAGGGCAGGGCTAGACCCTGCCTTTTTATTAACTACAAGAGAAAACAAAAATGCAATTAAACCGTAAACCACTAGCTTTCGTTGATGAAAGCGGTTATGTAGTCCCAAATCCTACATTCACAACAGAATCAATTAAACACCTTAATGGTCGTTTTGTTTACACCAAAGCAGATTTAGAGTTTGCGATTGACGAAATGAATCGTAAACAGGAAGAACGCAGAATGTTAGCTGACCAACATTATGGTAGCGACTCTGTACAAATTCCAACAGACTACGAAACCATCGAAGATGTAGAAGTAATCATGGATGGACATCGTGAAACAGTACCGTCAATGACTGCAGCACCTAATCGTCGCAAGAAAACAGAAGGCAAATCAGCAAAACTTATGATGCCTAACGAAGCTCCATTACCTGAATCATTAAATATGGAGCAACGTGGAATGAACTTGACAGAAGAAGAACGTGCAGATATGCGTGGAATTGATGTACATGCAGCAGCAAAAGCTATGTTCGGAGTAGATAACTAATGGCAATCACAGCAAGAAATCTTATTGAAGATGTATCAAGATACTTATCTGACTACGATGAAGATGAGTCCTACGTTCATTGGACAAAAGAGGACTTGCTGTCGTATTTCAAGCGTGCAATTAGTATCGTTGCCATCACAAAACGGGATAAATTCACCCGTAAAACAGAAGTAAAACTAGTGGAAGGAGCATTACAAGATGTTCCTACCTCTTGCGAGTCCGATATTAAAGTATGGGGACTAGCAGACGAGAATGGCACTGTTAAGACCATTGCTCGACAATCAAAGCTAACTTACTACCCTACGCTCGGAAGACCGGTGTGCAAAGGTAAAGTAAAAGGCGACACAGAATACAAATTACGAAGCTATGAATATAGCGTGGATAATCCTCGTCAAATCATAGTAGACCCGCCAGTACCAGCTGGCACTAACGCTACACTCGTCATTTCATGCTATATGCCACCAGATGTCACAAGTGAGGACAGCTCAGTAGAGTTAGGGGCTGATGCAGAAGCAGCAGTATTTGAATTTATGCTGTATTACGCATGGGGTGTAGATATTGAAGATAACGCCAACAGAGAACGCAGCGACAGTCATTGGAATAAAGCTATTCAATTACTGCAGCTATCCAGCGGGGCGGAAGCATTAGCACGGCAGGTTAGATAATGAAAACAATCGAAGATTTTGAACCGTTCGTACTCGCCTACGCACCGTTCGTTCCACAAGAGATTCTTCAACACGCAATCAGAGAGACTATCGTAGAATTTATGCGAGAGTCTCGTTGCGCTTCTGACACATTAGATGTGGAGACACAAGAGAAAGTCGGTGACTACATGCTAGAAGTACCAGACTGTCGTAGAATTGTTAAAGTAACATCAGTTATAGAAAGCCCTTTACACTGTAGCGGTAGAGAAAACTGGAATCCACTTGTACAGGGCGAAGAAGCAGATTACACAATCGAGCTACGCCGTGGTGAACACCCAATCATTGTTTTAAACAACCCACGCAATAAACCAACAAAACTACGGGTAGATTATGTTTGGGCAATCGGTAGAGATGATTGTGATGTGCCAGATTTCATCTATGAAGACTACATGCAAGCCATTTTATACGGAACTCTAGTACGCTTGGCAATGCTGCCAGAACAAGATGCATTGTTCAGACAAATAACGTTATTCCAAACAAACTGGTTTAATGCATTACAACAAGCTAAAATAGACAAGACAGGCGGTAAAGCTCGCAGAATTATCGGAGCTAGCCTACTTGGAAGACGCGGCAGAGGACGATTATGGCTATAGTATTTGGCAACGCTCCGGAATCGAAATGTTGTAGAAATCAATGTCTACCAATCGCACCAGAGTATGAAGAAGTATGTTGTGACCCTTGTGACCCTTGCGAGGAGAAGAAGTGTCCACCAACAACATGTGCTTCTAACACAATTAAAATTCAGGCTGGTGAAGTAGAACGATGCTTTTCACTCCGTCAAATGGGGTGTAATGGTCGTCCTATTCCAGCAATTAGAACCTGTTTAAGAATGGATATTCGCAGAAAAGGTTTCTGCAGAGTATTACTTAAAATTACTCCATACCGAGTAGACGCTGAGAATGGCGTTTGTTTCTCGTGGGGAGATGGGTTCAAATCACTGCCGAAAGGCTATTATGAAGGCGACATCTATGTAAATAGTGAATGTTGCACACACGTGCTCTTATACATTCCGGGATGTCAAACCATCGTTGCAGACAGCACTCCAGTAATCGAAGAAGGCTGTGGCGGTATTGAATATAGCACTGGTTGCTGTGCAGTACCTCAGTACGATGAAGAAATCGAACAACCAACGGGAACATGCGATACGGGGTGTAGCGAATGTTAAATACTAAAGTATGGGGAAGATGTACAAAACTTGGTAAAGCTATTACATCTACCGACACACAAATTACATTGCCAGTTGGTGATGGTAGTAAATTCCGCATCAACGACCAAGAACACTTCTATTTAACACTGCGCAACGGTGGTGTAATGGAAGTGGTTAAAGTTGTAGCACGAGCTGGAGATGTACTAACTGTAGAACGAGCACAGGATAATACAACTGCACAGACATTTGGAAAAGACAGCTGCGCATGCGTAGAATGGAATCCACAACAATTATGTGAGTTTGTAAAAAGTTGTGCAGGTGGATGTACGAACATCACACCACAAACATTCGTAGTTACATGCGGAACATCTGTAACGGTTAATGAGTGCGGAAATATCACAGCAATCAACGGGAGCGAAAAATGCTAGAGTTTATTGATGGTTTCAAGTCTAAAGTTGTAGGACACGTACAGACCACATCTGACACAATTAATCTCCCATTTGCTGCCGCCAAAAAGCTTAACGACATGGTGGAAGGTAATCACATCTACTTGACTCTTAAATATTTAGACCGCTATGAAGTGGTAAAATATACGAAAGAAGGCGAAGTGAAGAATGGTAAAATTCCTGTTGAACGAGATGTTTTAGGAAAAGGTCGTAAAAACTTCCCATGTGGTAGCTGTGTGGTTGCAGATTGGAACTCAGTTCAATTACGTGAATTTATTTGCGCTAACAAGTGCTAAGGGGTCATATGGCTAATTGTGAACTAGGATTAGTTTCCTTACCATGCGACAGAAGCGGGACTGGATTTACAGCCCGCCCTTTAGACATTGAGAGCAATAGATTGCACCTTGTAAAAGGTCACGCAAAACACTTTCCAGTTATTTCCAATGGTCAGTATTTCTATGTACGAATCAAAGGATGTGACGGCTGCTGTGAAGTGGCAAAAGTAGTTGGCATTGATGAAGATGTATTAGAGTTAGAACGTACAATGAGTGCTAAATGCACTTGTATCACATCTAACACTATGGTTACGTACGAGTGGGATACACTACAAGCAATTAAAGATGTAGCAAACTCAATCGGCATCAATGTAGAATCTCCACTACGCTATGACGCATGTACCAGAACATTATCCATAGACTGCAAAGAATTATTTGCAAAAGATTGTGGCGGTTGCGGTTGTGGTGAAGGCATACCTAACGGTGGAAACGCTGTAGCACCTACAGGCGGATTACGCGGGGAACAAGGTGAAAAAGGCGATACCGGAGTAGGGTTAGCTTCATTCACAGTCACTGCTAGCGGACAGCTAATGTACACGCTAACAGATGGAACAACCCGCAGTGCTGGTGTATTACCAGTAGCGAAAGGTGCTCGCGGAGACCAAGGTCCTAAAGGCGAACCCGGTGTTCAAGGCGACAAAGGTGACGATGGTAAATATCCTACTGCAGTAAATATCGCAGATGGTAAAATCCGCTTTGTTATGTCTGACAACAGCGTACTGGAAACAGACGCATCTGCGTTGAAAGGTGAACAAGGCGAACAGGGTAAGCAAGGCGAGAAAGGTGAGAAAGGCGATGTTGGTTATTCATTCCAGTATGTAGAGACCGATGACAAAGCCTATGTATTTGGAGTGCCAAACACCGAGTTCACAATTCAATCACCTGTTATGACTGGCGTAACGCTTGGTCCGTATACAACAGCCGAAGATGGATTCGTTGAAATTCCAAAACCGCCAACATCAGGCAAAGCAGTATTAAAATTAATGGTTAAAGGTGCTATTGTAGGCATCGGGAGAACAGGCTAGATGAGAATTGCTCAATTTTATGGGCTAGTTCCAAAAGTAGCAGATAAATCTCTACCAGACGGTAAATCAGTAATCGCGAACAACATGGATATTTATGGCAATCACTTGAAACCAATTAGATTGCCAGAAGATACAGGAACGAGATTACTGACTTCCTGCGGAGAATTATTTACAGGAGAGCCAGTATCTATTCACAGAGCTGGCTCTTTGTATATTGCATGGGACAAACCTACATTCACAGCACCAGACTGGACACGTAAACTTGGCGAAACAACATTTTTATTCGTGGAGAATGGTATTTTATACCGCCAGTCTGCAGACCGTATTTTATCAAAACAATGCGCAATCCCTGTCGGAATTAAACGACCAGAGAACGCAGAAGTAACACTGGAGCGTATATCTAAAGCTGGTTGTCCTAAAACTAAGATTCCGCCATTGTGTATCGCGGATAACGACTGCGACAACGTGCCACACCCACCAGTTCCAACTGCATACTTATTCACATACATCAACGCATGTGGAGAAGAATCAGCGCAGTCTAAACCATCAGAAGTGGTAGATATTGAGTGGGGTGATGCAGCAAAAGTAACGGTCAAAGACACGCCACCAGCAAACGCTATTGCTCGCAGATGGTACAGAGCTGTATCAGACAATGAGAACAATGCTAGATGGCTGATGGTTGGAGAGACTCCGATAAATCAGACAGAGTTTTACGATAACAACTGCCCTTGCGACTTCTCATGCGAGTTATCAACAGACGTGCACGACGCACCGCCTGAGTGCTTAGAAGGCGTTGCAGCACTTGGAGACAATCTCACGGTTGTATGGAGTAACAAACATTTCTGGATTTCCGAGTATAACTTCCCCCATGCCTACAATCTGAATAATGAGTATAGATTGAGATACAGAATCAGAGGCATGTACGAGGTAACACCTAGAATTGAAGGCGATGTTCACTACACGATACTTGCAATCACAGAAGGATTACACTACACAATCGCAAGTGATGACCCGAATCAGGTAGATATTGCTGAGATTGAACAGCGTTACAAATGCGTGAACTTTAATAATGTGTGTCAAGTGGATAGCGAAGTTATCTATTCAGCGGAGCAGGGACTTGTCACGTTGTCACCGCAGGGTGAGCAGTTAATTACAGGCGAGCTTTTCACAGAACATGAATGGTCAATGTATGAGCCACGCACGGTAAGACTAGCCTTCCACGATGATAGGATTTTCGGCTTTACTAAATCAGGCGGATTCATCATGCAGGTGGGTTCAGATAAACGTAGAGACAGCGACTTAGTAACACACAATGTAGTTGTGCAACGTGGTTACACCGATGAAGTAAGTCCGTTTGTTGTTGTTAAAAATGGGATAATCTATGAGTGGGGCAAAGGCGAATATGCTACCTATGACTGGAAATCTCAGACAATGATGTTAGCAGGATTATGGAGACCTGTAGCATGTAAAGTAGTTTCACCTGACTTTGATAACATCATGCCACGCGGTCACAAAGAAGCTAAGATTAAGTTTGACGAATGGAGTAGACAAAATCCGTATGCAGATACAAGAGCATTTTTCTGCAAATATCCGGAATACCAACAACATTATTCACACTTAATTGGAAAACGACCATCGGTTACTGTTATCATCTATGCAGACGGTAGAGAGTATTATAGAAAGACAGTTTATTCAAATAAACCATTCTTACTCCCTAGACGGTACAAAGCAATAGATTGGGCGGTACGTGTTGTCGGCTCAATTAGAATAGACGAAATTCACTTAGAGAGCTCTAGAGAGAGCCTACTAGGAGGTAAATAATGGCACAGAGTACAGGCGGAGCATTACCAAACGTTAGCTCTAAACAGGATAATAAAGCTGATGTAGACACCAGTAATAAAAACAAGAACCAGAATCAAGGTACATGTGCATCGTCATGTGGTGTAAACCAAGCGTACGTTGAAAAAGGTGAAGCAACTGGTACTGGTTCTACACAGGTAAATGCCAACCATATTATCCAATACCCACGCCAACCAAAAATGGATGACGGTAAATGGATTGCCATTGGTTCTTTGTTGGGAGCATTATTAGGTAAGTTCGCAGACAACGGAACACTTAATAAAGCAAAAGAAGCTGAGAATAAGTGGAAAGCTATAAATGAACAACTCGCCGAGAAAGGCAGAGAAATCTGGGGTAAAATGCCTAATGAAGCTGCCGAAGCGGATAAAGCAGACAACGATTTAGAGGGTCAATATGGATGGAATATCGCAAGACGAGATGATGAGCTACGTAGAGCGCAACAACTTGACAACTGTAACGACCAACTTCATGAGAAGATTTGTTCATTCGCTCTCTGCGGCTATACACCTGATTATGACGGGATTACCGCTAGAATAAAGGCAGATGTAGCAGCGCAGACTAAAAAGCAACGTGAGCAGATGTGTAAAAACCTAAACCGATACTCAGCGAGACAATGTTGCGGTATTGAAACTGCTCTCGCAACTGCTGCAATTTCTACAACAGTTGGAGCATTATACAAAGCCCGTGAAGACGAACGTGCCCGTGCATGGCAGATTAATGAAGGGCTATTATTCAAGGCTGGCGAACTCATGGAGAACCATCGCAATGGTCGCTTCGGTTCATCTGCTACAATGGATAAAACTGGTATCAATATCCAGCAAGCTCGCTATGCTAGCCATAATGATAATTACCATAAACTAGCCGCTCTAGGCGCTGACTTCTTAACATCAGCAGGTAAAAACTACGCATGGCTTGCAGAGAGTTATCGTAGAACAGCTGACAGAATGTCTGGCGATTTAGCTAACCTAGGCGCATTGATTGCGGTAGTATTATCGATGTGGTTAGGTAAAAATGCTGGGGAGAATAATTGTGGCTGATGATACAAATAAATGCGCACCACACAACACCTGCAGAAACTTAAAAGAAACTGGACAGAACGAGACAAAATCTGTTCAGTTTGATAATATAGTTCAACCGAAGTGTTGCGAAGACGAGAAAAAGAAAAAATGAACTCACTAGACTCTTTAATGGGACTTAACCGACAAGGAATCCCATACGGTCAAGGTTACGCAGAAGACCCTATATTGCAGTTAGCAATGCAGGGTGATGACAATGCCTTGATGGAAGGAATGGGTGTACCACCACTGGAAGACCCATATGAATTGGTAGGAATGGAACAGCCAGCTGGCGGTGACATCGGACACCAACTAACACAGCAGATGCTAGGGCAACAAGTTCCACAGCTAACACAGCCAGAAATTAATGCTCTAGCACAGTCGCTAGGCATCGGAGTTCAGAATAACGACCCGATGACCGACCCGATGTATGCACCACAGTACAACATTATGTCTATTCTTGGAGGTAGATAATGCCATCATATGCAATGACCGGTAACGGTATCTTTGGCGGTTCTAACAACTTTTTAAGTATCCTAGGCGGAATTGGTAATGCTTGGGGCGACGGTATGATTTCAGGTATGAATATGGGTAAAGCTCTTATGGATTATCAGAAATCCGTATACACAAACCCATCAGCTACACGCGCAGCAATCGCTCAGAATATTGCCAACCAAGGAACTGCAGAGGGTACACATTATAGAAACTCTATTATGAACCCTATGCTTTCTCAGTTAGCTGGCGGTGGTCAGTTAGCAGACTGGCAGCGTGGACTATTAAACCAAGGTTATTTAAATATTGGGCAAGGTGTGAATAGTAATGCATCAGTGCAGAATGTTCAGGGTACACCAGTGACAACACAGCCTAACACGCAGCCCGCTACAACTGTTGCACAGCCTACACAACCTACAGCACCAACTGTGTATACACAGACACAGCCTGTAGCACCGACACCATATAATCCATATGGTAATTTAACATTAAATACTAATTTAAACGGCTGGCAAAACAACCGTACTGGAATCCCATACCGCCCAACAGGAGCTTAATATGTCACTACAACAGCGTATGGAGCTAGACGCTCGTGTTGCCAAAGCTATGGCTGATATAGAAGCTGCTAATGGTGAGCCTATTTCACCGATTGAGGAAGATGCAATCATGCTATCTGTCGCTCAAAAAATTCGGGCGGAGATGGAGGCAGAGGAAAAAGCAAGACAAGCTCAACAAGCTCAACAGGCGCAACAAGCTCAACGGGCGCAACAAGCTCAACAAGCGCAATCTGCATTTTTCAACGCAAATTCTGGCGGTATATTATCAGCATTGAGTGGTGCGGGATTAACACCTGAGGTTGTTGATTCAATGGGTGTAACACATATCGCAACACCAGAAGCAATCGAAGACGCACGAGCTAAACATATCAAAGCCATGAACGGTGAAGACCCGAATGGCGATGTGGAATCTAGAATTGAAGCGGCTAAACCGTGGGTTGGCGAGTACGACCCTACAACAGCAATCGGTGTAACAACAGCAGCGACAGCACAGCGACTAGCTCCTCTAGTTGCCGGTTCTGCCATTACACCAACAAAAACCACTAAGACTTCACAGGGCAAACGTTCAAGCACAATGAGAGCATTGTCTGGTGAAGGAACACAGGGTAAAACAACCACTGCGCAACCAACTACAATGCAGCCTGCAGAAGTAGACCCAGCTTTACAAATCGGCACTCGTGGTAGCTATATTCCATCTACAGGATTTACCACACCTAACAACGCTGGCGGAGCACAGATTACAATCTCTCCAGTAGAGTTCGGTGGTGACAATGGTGGACTTCAGTATGGCGCGATGAACGCATTATATGCGGACCCTAAACGTGCACCATCTCTAGGTGAGTTGTTGGCGTTTAGCTCAATCATGCAAGGTAAAAAAGACTTAGGTGGTCTTGACACTGTAACAGCAACAATGCAAAGTGCTGACAAGATGAACGCATATGCAGCACAGCAAAATGCAGCAGCTCGTATGCAACAGTTAATGCAAGCTGGCGCATCCGCAGATGAAGCTCGCTACCAAGCTATTTCAGAAGAAATGCTACGCAATGGTCAAGGTCGTGGAGCGGTGGCAATTACAATTCCAGAGTATGCCAAAGCAGCAGACGCACAGGCAGCTAGACTTATGGACACTGCACTAACTGCTGGCGGTGATTATCAGGCTAACAGTGCGTTTGGATATACTCCACTAGGGATTGGCTCGGTAACTACTAACTCAGATGGTTCGTACAATATGAATGTTGGTGGACAAAACATTACCGGTATTGCACCAGAATATACACGAATGAGTGTATACGGAGCAATTAAAGGCGATGGAAGCGGTAGTAAGTTAGCTAATGACTATGACTTGAAATACAATGACAAGTTATATAGCACCACAGTTGATTCTATGAAAGCTGAAACTGAAGCAGCTAAGATTTTATATGACATCAACAGAGGTGCATATGGCGACCCAAGCAAATTAACGCCTGAGCAGAAAGTACAACTTGCATATGAGATAGAGGAAGCTAAGTGGCGAGCCAGACTCAAAGGTAAAGAGGCGGCAGCTGGAGTAGGCACTGGTACAACAGGTAACAAAACGGGTATAGACCCTAAATGGTTCTAGGAGAATAGAATGGCAACATTACAGGAACAGCAAGAGTTTTACCGCCGACATTTACCACTGGCGGAACGAGCAGCGCAGCAATTAGGAACTCACCCATTTAACATTTTAGGGCAAATGGCTCTAGAATCTAATTGGGGTAAGTCAATCGCAGGTGCTCACAACTATGGCAACATCATGGAGACACGTAAAGGTGTTCAAGGTGTATGGGCAAACGACAACGGAAACCGCAGACAATTCCGTAACTTTGCCAATGACCAAGACTACTACAACCATTTCGTAGGTCTTATGGGTCGTAAATACAAAGGCGTATTCGGTGCTCAAACACCACAGCAATATGCAACAGCTCTAAAAGCTGGCGGTTATGCAGAAGACCCTAACTATGTACGCTCAATCGGTAACATGTTTAATGCTGTAAATAAAGTTGCAGGTACACTCGGTGGTCCATATCAATGGAATGGTCAGCCAACTACACCAATGCCCGTTATGAATGGTGGCGGAGATAATATCAGACCACGACCCCGCCCAGACGCTGGTCCGAGCTTAAATGCTTTACAGGGTATGCCAGCTCAACAACCGATGCAAGACCCACTGCAAATCCCAAATCTAATGGATTCAACACCTGTTGTGTATAACACAATGGATGCATTGGGCGGGTATAGAATCCGTAGACCTGACGAGTGGCGAGCACCATCTGCTCCGATTGTTCCAAACTTCGTTCACAACGGATTTTAAATGACATTTTAATCAACTACGATTACAATAAGGGCTATCTAATTAGGTAGCCCATTTTATTGGAGATTTTATGACACAATCAGTAAACGGCATGAATCGTTCCATGAGAACGCTAGTGAACGATGCACTCGCTCGCAGACAAGCCGCAGAAGACTTGAAGCAGTCTTATTACATGCAAGCTGTTGAAGAACAGAGAGCACGACGCGAAGCTGAACTTGCTCGTAGAGAAGCTGAATTACAACAGCAACAAGTACAGCAAGAACAGGGAGAACAACAAGCTCCACAGCAACCTATTTCCCCTTTAGATGACCCTAACTCAGCACTCTCTCAATTAATAAAAGAGCGTGGGCTGACAAAAGATAAGTATCTGGAGTTAAGCACTGCAGAGCGTCAATATGACTTTGCTGACCCTATTTTAGAGAAAAAGTGGAATACTTATGTTGCAGCTAACCCAGAAGTAGCAGCACAAGGCGGAGAGCAGTTGCAACGCACAAAAGATGCTTTCTTCAATCAGGGACGCAACCTATATGCTGCTAACTTCCAAGCGTTAGAAAAAGCAGAAAGCCCTATACTAAACAGATTGGGCAACGTAGCTGGTGATGCTGTAGAAGGCGTGTCTGAGCTATTTACTGGTGCTGGTGGTTTGTTAAAACCTGTATTCGGCAACGATAACATTGTGTCAAAAGGTCTTAACTTCATCGGTGAGACTGGTAAGGAAGGCGGAAAAGTCTTAGCATCTGATGCAGAGAATGACCGTGAGAAATATTTCTACAAGTTAATGGAAACTGGTAGATACAAAGACGCAGCTAAATTCGCAGCTGAAAACCCACTTATGTTAGGCGGTGAAGCGTTCCAAATGTTTGCCGGCACAAAAGGATATGGTCTACTAACAAAAGGAACAGCTGCGGCAGCTGGCAAAGGATTATCAAAACTTGGTGCAGAAGCCGCAGGTAACAGTGTAAAAGCTGCAGGTACAGCCATCGGTAATAGCATGCCAGCCTACGCAGGTATGGCTGTTGGTGGTCAAGTAGCTAACGAGCTTGCAGAACGTGGCATCGACACAACCTCCGCAGAAGGTAGATTAGCGGTAGCATTATCATTTGTTGGCGGTGCAGCAGCTAACAAAATCACACCACACAACATCGAGAACCAAGTTGCTAAATTGGGATTGTCTAAGGAAGCCACTCAAGCTCTTACCAGAGAATCTGTTGAGACTCTAGAAAAAATGGGCTTTATGTCAGCTGCCGGTAAACACCTAGCCGGTGTAACTAAAAATGCAGTTAAGGGTGGCGTAAACGAAGGCGCAGAAGAATTCTTACAAGAAGGTCTCGGTGCATACGCAGCTCAAGCTCTCATCGACAAAGATGGAAAATTCCGTAGCTGGAGCGAAGTTCCTGATGAAGTAAAAGAACAGGTATTGCGTAGAGCCACAGCAGGTGGTCTACTTGGTGCGACACTCGGTGGTACTACTGCAGGTGCAATAAATGGTATTGCAGGTGGAGTACAAGGTGATGTTCAGCAAAACGTGAACTACCGAGAAGCTAAAGCTAAATATGCTGCAGAAGATGCTAAGATTGCGGAAGAAGAAAAAGCAGCGGAAGCAGCTAGACTCGAGGAAGAAGCTATTGCACGTGCGCAGGAAGAAGAAGCTAGAAAAGCAAAATTCCAAGAGTTTGCAGAAGCAGAAGCAGAGCACCAACGCCAGATGGAAAACGACCAGCTAATCCAACAAGCAAGCAGAATTGCAGATGTAGATAGCGAGATTCAAAACTTACGCGCACAGTATGGGGCAGCTTCAATCGATAGCAACGAGGTGACGGCTAACCGTGCACGTACGGATTACGACAATTACTTAAACGCTAAGTACGAAGAATTACGCAATTCTCCAGACTTAACAGAAGACCAACGTGCTGTATTAGAAAACACATGGGGCGATGGTAATAAAACACTCCGCGCGAAAGCAAACTTACTACAAACTCTCGGTGTTGATACAATGCCTGAGCAGTTCACACGTAAGCAAAAGAACGGTAAAGTTGTGTACAACTATGGTTTAGATAAGCACTTAGATTATCGCGCAGACGAGCTAACACAAGATGCTCAATCTAAATATGATGAAGCAGAAGTGCAGCTACAACGCATGCGCAATAAAGGTGTAGATGAAGATACCATCAATGCCCTAGCCGATGAATTAAATGCAGCTGCGCAAACACGTAGTAAAGGCGCTATCTCTGTAGTAGCGAGACGCATTAATTACTCAGATACAGAGTGGGATAAAGCTCAACGTGCATCTGCAGAACAAGCCAAAGCAGAAGCTAAAGCGCAAAAAGTAGCAAGTAAAACAGCAGAAGCAGAACAGCTAGCTGCTGAACAAGCTGAGATTGCAGATATTGAACGAGCTCGTGCAACAGGGCAAGACAGTGTACTAGCCCGTGCCGGTAAATCACAAGCAGTGAAAGAGTTATCCCCTGCAGAGCGTATTGAAGTGCAATCACGCCTTGTGCAAGACCAAGAGTTTGAACGCCACTTACAAGATACTTATGCAGACAGACTTCTTGCAACAGGTAAAGCGAAAAGTAAAGCTGAAGCATTGCGACTAGCTGCAGAGACACCATTGTCAGATTTAATCTTTAACTACCGTCCTAATAAGCTGTCTAAAGCATATAATAAAGTTAAAGATCGTTTACCAGCGGAAGATGGCTTGTGGTGGACTCCAACAGAACGTGCTGTAGTTAAACAAGAGATTGACGACTTCTTCAAGGAAGCTGGCGTACAAGAATCGGCAAATGCCAATAATTTACGTGCAAGCGTAGATGGTATTAACTCGCTCCGTAAAAATATGCCGCCTGAGTTACAAGATAAAGCCAACGCCATCTTGTCAGCAATCTCAACAGGCGTAGCAGCGGGTGTGATGAAACGTGCAGATTCAAAAGCAGTTCAAGCTCTTGAGAAAACTAATAAGTTAAAACCTGTGGAGGACTTCACGGGAAAGTCACAAGCCCCTTCAACGGGGCGACAAATGCGAAAGGCATCCGCCGTAAAAACCCGTTCGACCTATTAGATATTCTTAATGTCGGCAGTGGTAAATTGTCGCCTAGCTACTTTAAAGATTGGGCGGCAGACCTGCTCAAAGGTATCTCAGTTAGAAATGATGCCGAGTTAGCAACTATTATGTACGGTGCTCGCTCTCCAGAGATTCAACGTGTTATCCGTGGTCACATGAACGAGTTACTCGACGCGTTCGGTATTAAGTCACGCAACGACATGGACCCGTATAATACGTTCACTCGCACGTATGGTAGAGAGAATATTGCACGTGTAAGTGAAGCGATTAACACCTATGTGAACACAGAAGGTGAGAACTTAACCGCTCAAGAAGCGTTTGCAATGACCGCTCTTAAACATGAGCTAGACATCTTCTTGATGACAGATGGCAATGAGAACAATCCAGCTACTTCAACACTGAGAGCTGATTTTGCCAATGAGAACTTAGGTAAGTTGTCTGGTAGTGCGCTACGTGGCATGAACTCGTTATCAGAAGCACTAGAGCACATTGAAGGTCAGTTTAAAGCTTCCGACATCACAGCACGTGTACTCGGTAGACTTAAACAACATGCGCTGGATAGCCATGTAGAGTTTAAAGTATTAAGCGAAGAAGAAATGACTTCAGCTTATGGTAGAGGTGCTAGAGGCGCATATGATGGCAATAATAGTACAATCTACCTACGTGATGGCTTAACATTTAACGAGCAAGTGCACACAATCGTGCATGAAGCTGCTCACGCGTTCTTTAACAAGAAAGCATTTGCTTATAACAACTATAAGCAAGCAAGATTAAGCAACCCAAATGCAAACTTATCTACCTATGGTTTAACAGAGACAGATTTATCTCTATTAACCGATATGGAAGCATTGATGAATAAAGTGCGCGGTAGCGATGTGTTTAATCACCCACGTTATTCAGAAGTTGCTAAAGTGCAGTTAGACGACGGTACAACAGTACCATATGGCTTGTCGTTTGATGAAACCTCACATCATGCGTTATCCGAGTTTGCAGCAGAGATGTTCTCATCAGACCCATTCAGACGCGCGGTGTCAGAAGCAGTATCACAAGCTGACCAAGTTAATCTACACACTGCGAAAGGTAGAGTGCGTAACTTACTTCGTAAGATTGCAGAGTTCTTTGGATTCAACCGCAAGCAAGATGTCGATGCGGTAGCTAAGTTCATCGAAGATGGTATGAAACTATTTTCATCTGTACCGTACTTCAGTGCAAAAGGCGGAGTATCACTATTACGCTCTAAATCTGAAGCTAAACCTGCAGATGAGACAGTAGCTAAATACAAGTTCGTGATTGACCATGAGAAAGGTATTCAATACTACCAGTTCAAACGTAGAACAGGTGTTGAAGGACCAGCTGTAGCAGAAGCCAGTGCATATCGCGAGGTTGGCGAGGATGGCACGTTAAAAGATACATGGAGCTTGTCATATCGCGACCCGAACAATCTAGCGGAATGGGTGCAAGAAGATGGATTAACAATCACTCAACTTGCAGAACGTGTAAATAGCTTAGATTATATGGTGTTAAACCGTAACGGTAATACACGCATCACCAAACACGTAAATGAACAAATTGAAAAGGTATGGGCATTACACCCAGCACTAGCAAAAACCTTGCTTAAATTGCGTGATTGGATGTCTACAATCTCAGGTCAGGAAGCCGCAGATAACTTCTTAGATAATGCAGTTGGCGTTGCAATGAAGTTAGAGTATTACACGCAAGACCGTGATGTAATGCTAACGTGGGCAACCCGCATGGCTGTGGCTAAATACGGTAAAGATAATGTGCCTTTAGACTTACAGAATGAAGCAAACATTATCCGCGCAGAATACAACAACTACATGACCGAGAGTGGCATTGGTAAATTAACTGGATTCGACCATAAAAAACTAATCACAGCTTATGTTGAGAAGTTAGGTTGGACGAAAGAATTTACTTCAGATGTTGTGTATGCAGCTATGGCACGTGAGCGTTCTCGTCAGTTCGCTGAAAATCCGGGTGGTATTAACCCATATACAGGTGAACACTGGCGTGATATGAACCATGTGTCAGGGTTTAAATTCACCGACAAGAACGGTAATAAAGTTGCCGATGAAGATGGTTCTAAATTCTTTGCAAGTCTCGATGTGGAACAACAACGCCAAGTTGATGAGTTCATTAAAATGTGGATTGCACAAAATGACACACTAACTGACTTAGAGTATGCGAGCGGTGTAATTTCAACTAAGACATATGAGGACCGCAAAGGTCTATTCTATGCTCCGTTGAAGAATGAATGGGATAAAGAGACAGCATTTAATAAGATGGCTCGTGGTCGTACAACAACCGCAAAAGACCCGTTCACTAACTATTATGCTCACGCAGACATGCGTGTGGCATATGCACTACGCCAACGTGAGAACCAATACTTGTTAGAAGCTGGTCAAGAGTATGGACTAGGTGCATTATTTACTGTGAACCAAACTCAGTTCGTAGGCAAGAATGATTCAATCGGTATGCAATGGCGAGCACCTAACATGTCTGACGGCACTTCATGGACAGTGTTTAAAAATGGTATTCCATATACACTTTCTATTAAAGACCCGACAATCCAAAAAGCATATCGTTCAACCCGTAATTGGGAAGACCGTGCAGCAATCTGGAAAGTGCTAGGCAACATCACTCGCTTTATGTCTACCGTACGTACAACATTGTCACCGGGCTTCTTACCTGTGGCTTACGCACGTGACCTTGCAACTGCAGTAGTTAATATGCAAGCTGCATATCGTTCAATGAACGGTAAACAAGTATTAACAGATGCAGAAGCAGCAAGACTTGCTCCGCTAGTTGTTAAACGTGCGGTGTCATCATTACCTGCAATCTTAAAAGGTAAATGGACAGGCAACCGTCAATGGCAATATGACATCTTTAAACGCTATGGTGGCGGTGTTGTAATGAACGCCCGCATGGACTTTGAAGAATACAACGGCTGGCTTGCAGATAACACCTTTAAAAAAGGTTTAACTGCTAAAGATATGGCGGTGAACACAGCAAAGAAAGGCGTTCAGAAAATCAGTGAAATCTCACACGCTCTAGAAGATAGCGTTCGTTTCGCATCATTCATGGAGTTTGTAGAGCATAAAGCTGGACACAAGTTCGCAGATGCGAAGTCACTTGTATCATTCTTAGAAGCCAACCCTGACATTAAGAAACAGGCAATTAACGGTTCTAAGAACATCACGGGTAACTTTGAGATTAAAGGCGGTGCAACGACACTGCGTTCGCTCTACATGTTCTTCAATGCAGGTATGGTTGGTGCACGTACATTCGTCCACATGTTTGACCCATCTCACGGTACACATGGAGTTAAAGCAGCAGCAATGATTTTCGCACTTTCACTTGCATCACTTGCTGCAGTAGACGGTGAGTTAGGTGATGACGAAGATGGCAAGAAAATGGGCGCACGCGTTAAACTCACTGAGTCATCTCTCTGTCTTGGTATGTCAGCGTGTATTCAGATGCCACATGAGCTCCGCTGGATTACATCACTTGCACGTGCGATGCACTATGGTGCAAGAGGCGATATTGAGATGTCAGATGCAGTACGCTCTGTCGCAAACAACATCTTCCAAGTGTTCGTACCGTTGCAGTTCGGTGAAGATATGACACGTGGTGATGACTTAGTAGTAGGGGCGTTCCCAACTGTGCTACAACCGTTCATGCAGAACATCTTAAACCGTGACTCATTTGGCAATCGCATTGTAAATGAATATGCATATCGTGCAGATGGCTCACGTATTAAAGATGCGCCTGACTGGATGAAGTCTAAAATCTCAGACCCGTATATCGCAAAAGAGTTAGCACTACAACTTAGTAAAATTGGACTAGATGTGTCATCGTCAGAAATTACACATATGTTCCAACAATCTCTCGGTGGTGTGGGCTCGACTATGTTAAAATTAATCCGTGGCTACGAGAATGGAGAAGATGCAGCAGAGACATTTGGCAAAGTGTTCTTTAGTGGATTTATCCCTCGCTATGATAATCAAGCATTGAAAAAAGAAGTCGCTGAAAAAGTGGCTGATTTAAAATCAGAATTATCACGTGGCACAGATGGTTATAACATGGTGAAAAGTAAGGCAGACTTGCAAGCAGACCCACGATGGACTAAACTTGTTGCGTTAGAAAAACAGCTTGACAGACTTGAGCGTGGCATCAGTTATAACGGTATGACATTCGCAGGAGCGATTCGTCAAAAAATCTCTGCACAACAGGCTGGTGATGTAGATGCAATGTTAGAAGCAGACAACGCACTAGATATTATGGGAGCAGAGAGACGCAAGGCGTATGGAGACATGTTAGAATTATTTGAAGAACTCGAGGATGACATTGATGAGTAAATTAAAAGAAGTGTTCTGTTATGACACCTCCCCTATCGGCAAATTATCAGAGTGGCTAGTCAAAGTATATAAAAGTGCTGAGATTACCGTTGATACTCGCGAAGTTGATGAATTTAAAACTTACTGCTGGTGCTGTGCCTTATGGCGCGGCATCGCTGTGGGTGTCGTTATTGGACTAACCATAGGACTACTATTTTGACACGTATTGTAATTACAGCAGGACACTCTAACACCGACCCGGGCGCAGTGTCCGATGGTTATAAAGAAGCTGACTATGCGGCAGATATGCGCAACTATGTTGCATATTATTTGCGTAATTGGGGCTTCGATGTTGTGACAGACGGCGAAGGTCGTGTAAACGCACCACTTGCACAAGCTGTACGACTAATTCCGGGCTCGGACCTTGCAGTTGAGTTTCACTTAAATGCAAGTACAAATAAAACAGCTCGTGGCATCGAGGTGTTATCCCGCGACAACCGTAAACGTATTTCACAGAAGATTGCGAAAGCGATTCAGTCTGTAACAGAGTCGGTGCTTCGTGGAGATGACGGCTGGAAGCCAGAAGATTCCGGTCAGCATAAGCGCCTTGCGTTTGTTTCTGCTGGCGGTTTAATCGTGGAGTTAGGCTTTATCACTAACTTTACAGAAATGAAGGTTCTAATGGAAAAACGTTGGTTAGTTGCAAAAGCGATTGCCGAAGCCATTAGAGAAGAATACAAGTAAGGAGTAAATAATGGGTTGCACAAAATGTGGGACTGACCTTAGCTCGCTACACCTGATTGTGAAGGACATTATTCGTCAGTTAATTGATGAAGGTAAATTGCAAGAAGGTTTAGTGGATTGTACTGACAAACGCTTATGGCGTGATTCACGTGTTCTCACGTGTGACTTATTAGGCGATGCAGTATGTCAATTAATTACCAACGGTGACATTTGCTTAGTTAAACCTGAAGCATTAACTGTTGAAAAACTAGAAAACGGCTCGCACAAAATCTCGTTACTCATGTCAGATGGTACTAAATTAGATACCACAGCACGACTAGCAGACGGCGTGTTAAATAGCGTGACTTATGATGCGAAAACTAAAATCGCTAAATTTACGACTACAAATGGCGACAGCTATGAGATTAAACTCGAAATTCCTGAGCCTGTAGAGTACACGTTTACCACAAAAGAAAACGGCGATATTGAAGTTGCAAATGGTAAAAAAGAAGTATTAGCTACCATTCCAGCGATTAAAGTGAAAGCTGTGAAGAAAGCTAACGGCGATGTTGTCATTACCAACCAAGATGGCACTACTGTTGAGATTGAAAAACCAGCTGAGTTCGACTTATCTAAGCACGTAGATAATAAAACTGTACATTTAAAAGATGGCAAACTTGAAGTTATCAAAGAAAAATGTGCAGTGGCAACAAACCTCAGCGCATTAGAAGCGAGCGATGGCACTCTTAAACAGTTAGGCAACACCTGTTTCACTGGTTTATACAGCGCGACAGCAGACAACGCAACACTCGGCGTACCTGTTGCATTAGATAAAACTGATGTTGAGACATCTAACGCTGTGAACGCTAAGACAGACGCAGCAGAAGGTATTGAGTTAGACTTCAACGGTTGGCAGATTGCTACTGACTCCGAGGTTACACAGTACATCTACACACGTGTCGTTGGCGGTAAACAATCTGGTTGGGTGCGCTCTAATGAAAGCGGTATGAACGAAGATGGTACACTTAAAAACCCTAACGATTGGGGTAAATGGGTGTATGAGTTAAATCTTCCAGAACAACCAGTTCAGAAAGGTTTAGACTGCGATGCCATTGACGCACTTCCACAAGTAGGTTGGAAGAAAGGCACAGTTGTGTTGGCTAAACAAGATGGTCGTTGTGTGCGTTTAGCAGCATTAGACTCTATCTTCCAAGAAATTGGTGTTGGCATTAATGCAGATAAAACTAACACATACACCGGTGAAGATTATAATGTCGTTGTAACAGTTACCAACACAGGTGAAGGTGCGAATGAATTAACCAACTTAAACATCGTAGGACCAGCAAATGTCGAGGATTACGAGATTAAGAATGTTACGTTCTCGCAAACTGAGGCGGCTACGGTTGAGAAAATTAACGATTTAACTTACAACATTAAAGGTCTTAAACGTGGTGGTGTGGTAAATGTACGCTTCTCTGTAACACCTAAGAAACAAGGTAACTTCCAGTTTACAGCATCTGTGAACCCTAATACTGCATTTGATAAAGACTTAGGTAATAACAATGCAACTATTATCCTAAGTGCAATCAAAAAAGAAACAGCGATTGTAAGCGAAAACTGTCCAGCAATCACATTAACAGAGTTGGGCACAAATACCGTTTTAGCACAACAACCTAACAACTACATACCGGGCACAGACATTAACGCTAGAACTAAGAACATCGCAGTAAAAACCGCGGACGGTGGAGAGTTACAGTATGGCGCGAATGTGTTTAAAAACTTACGCACCTTGCAAGGGTTGAAACTCAAGTTTGATAATGATGTAACTGTCCTAGCGGCTGGTATAAAAACAGATTCTCTCAAACCTACTGACCGTGCTGTAGGGGTTAATAGAGTTTCTACATATGAGCCTATTAAGGCACGACTACAAAACAAGTTTGGAACATTTACAACCCGTTTAGACCCTGATACAGAGTTCACATTTGCATCTGGCACGGTAACGGGTGAGGTTCTGTCACTACCTATCGATGGAGATAACGTGCTAACAGTGACAGAGGATGTTAAGTCACTTATTATCGCAGCTCGTCCACGAGGTGCTAACTGTTACTGGCAAACTTGGTATCTAGCCGCTACAACACCTATGAAGTTTAAAGGTCCTACGGTATCGAATGTTACAGATGCAGTTGAAACATCAGCTATTACCCCTACTGAGGGAGACAATAACATCGATGATATGCTAGCCACTGTTAATGTTATCCCGAGAGGTAGAGGTGATAATTTATCGGTGTCTAGAGGCACATGGAACAAGAAAGTAGTTTTAACTGTTAGAGCCGGAATCCCAGCCTCCGCAGATATTAACTGGAATGGTGTACCACCTGCGTTCTCTAGTGGTCTTGTAACAATTACAGAGAACAAAATCTCTGTGAGTGCAAATGCTAAAGCTACAGACAGTATTCGTTCTCAATACTTAGATGTAATCATCGAGGAGTAATAAATGAACTTAGGAAGCCGTAGATTAGGTTCTGGTTGTTCAACATGTGGAGGTGGTGTAAACCACCCCACCAACCAGTGCGATGAACGTAAAGTTGTGAGCATTTCTAAAGCTGGCGACAGTCTTATTATTGCTCTAGACGATTGCACATTCTTCAAAGCAGACATGAGCGTGTTAGATGCTTGTGTATGTGGTAAAGAAGGTGAAGCTGGTGGTAATGCAGCTGATGCAGATGCAATTAAAGCCTTAAAAGAGTCTATTGCTACGTTACAAGAGAAAGTAACTGCATTAGAAGCTAAAGAAGATAAAGATACAGTGTTTGACCCTGAATCTTTAATCGGTCGCATCGCAGCACTTGAGAACAAGGAAGATAAAGATACAGTGTATGACGACACTGCTATTCGTAATCTAATTGAAGCTCTGCAGAATAAAGAAGATAAAGATACTGTCTTCGACCCATCTGCATTAGAAGCACGTGTCACTGCATTAGAAAATAAAGCAGATAAAGACACCGTGTATGATGACACTGCGTTAGCTGCACGTGTTAAAGCTCTTGAAGACGCACCTGCAGGTGACAAAGCAGACACTACTAAATTTGTTCGCAAGGATGAATTAGTAGATGTTGCTAACTGGTCTGGTACAGTACGCTTTAAAGCTTACCCTGTAACATCAGATAATTTCACTCCAGCCGGTGACCACTTATAAACCGTAGCCCTGCGGGGCTACATTTTTACAACCCACAAAAATAGGAAAAACTAGCCATGGCAGTTATTCAATTTATGGAAAAACCTGAAGTTGGTAAAACAACTGAGGTAGTAGACGACCGTCTTGAAGTTAAACCAGATAACTCTGGTAACGTTAAATTCACCCGCACCGATGACGGTTTAAAAGGTGAAGTTGCTTTACCAGAAGCAACAGTTGCAATTACCAAAGTAGAAATCGTTGATAACAAAGTTAAAGTTACCAAGTCAGATGACACTACTGAAGAATTACCGTTACCGGCTCAAGCTGTTGATGTGAAATTACAAGGTGCGGAATTAACTGAAGATAACAAGTTAAAATTAACTTTATCTAACGGTGATATTCTAGAAGCAGATTTAGCTAAATTTGTAGATGCACCGAAAGCAGCAACTGAATACTGGACTGAAATCAAAGCATTGCCTGATTTCAAAACTACAGTAATTGACTTGCTTAAATCGCCAGAAGCGAAAGCAGCATTGCTCGAAGTGCTTAAAGGTGAAGAAGTACAAAACTTGGCAGGTGATACTAAAGGTTACTTACTTGCTAAATAATCTAATATGGGGGAGTAATCCCCTTTTGGAGTATAAATGAAAGTAGTACAAGACCTAGATTTTCACGATGATGATTTTATTATTGTAGGTAATAAAGTTCGCACTCGTAAAGTAGGTAAATCCTTTAAGTTAGATTTCATCTCAGGAAAAGATGTCATTACTACAAATAATGACTTGGACTATGATAAACAGGAACGCAGACAGCTTACTGTGCTAGATGGTATCGGCAAGATTCACCTAGACTTTAAAATGGTGCAAAATACTGGTTCAAGACGAGCATTATTCAGACTTCCTGCTGACGCACCAAAAAACTTAGAGTTAATTGAAACTCAAGTATGGGACGGCAGTTCTGTATGGTTAGATGCTAACTCTAAGATTGTATACGGCGGTGGGTTGAGAGCTGGACAAAGATATATCTTAGACCTAATCGGATTCTTTAGTTAATAAATATGGAGAAAAATTATGACGGTAGTGGTCATTTTTGATACAGACTTGGATAACAAAACAGTTAAACAAGTTGATACTACAGCAGGTAAAAAAGTGGGTGCACCGGGTGCAGAGATTGAAGTGCTAGATAGCTACACAACTCAAGACACCGACACACATTATTATGTTAGGGAGAATAAATACCTTAAACATGTAGAGACAGGTGCGGTGTGGTCAGCGCAGATTGCGAAGTTAAAAGAGCGCGGTGCGCCTTTAGCCGAGCAATTAACACCTGATTCATCAGTAAGATTTGTTCCTAGCGGTGAAGATAATTTATGGAACTTTAACTTAACCAGCGCAGTATCTGGGTATTATATTCCAGTTCCAACACAAAAAGCAGGTAATTATACAGATAAGACAGGTATCTTTGCTCAATATGCAAATGCTAAAGAAGCTAATGCAGATTTAGCAAATAAAAAACTTACTGTTAATACCGATGAGTATTTCTTGCAGACAGGTGACCATAATAAGGTCTTAGCAGGTACGTTTGAACTTCCTTATCCTGAGTTACCATACAGAGAAGGTAAAGCTGAGGCATACTTAACTGCAGCAAGTTTTGATGGTCACTTAGAACTTGTAATCGCAGAAAACGAAGAACGCCAAGCTGCTCAGGAGATGGATAAAACTTACCATTACAAGTTTACTGATATTAATGGTAAAGTCTACGAAGGCACTAAAGTGTCTAAACTACATACCTTAGCAGTGGCAGATTTTGACCCTACATTAAACTGGTACAGTATGGAGTCTGTTGAGTATTCTGTTGAACCGTTCCATGTTAATGGGTTCTTCTTTGATGAAGAAGTTGCACCAGAAAAAGCTACAGCTAGAAACCTTATCGACCACCTATAAGGGGTAATATATGAAATGTTCTATTCTTTCTAAGTTTTATGGACGAGACACTAGAGCGGTTTTAGTTGGGTCTATTGCAATTAATGGTATCTTGCTATTAGCGGTGATGTCTAACTTCTTTAAATTTCTAGATTTCTCACTTCCTAAATCACTAGAAGAAGAACCGATTTCATTCATCTCTCTTGCTGTCGCGACTATTGTTATCGGGGCGCTTGCTCCGATTTCAAAAGGGCGTGGTAAACAGATGTTTAAATCATTTACGTTTGTCTCTAGTACAGCTATTCAGATTATTTTTGCAAATGGGTATGTGACGGATTACCCGCCACTCTCACTTATGTTGTTAGTAAGTTCTGCACTAGCCACATGGTACTTCGGTGCAGCAGTATATGTATTAAGATGTGAGGGTTTAGATGGAGATTACACAACAATCGATTGAGTTGGGTCTCCTCGTACTCGGAGCATTGCTTGGAGCATTTAAAGGCACGACCTATTATGATGCCGGTAAGAGCATTGCCGTTAGGTTATTGGATGCTTGCGTGGGGAGTTATGTTGGTGTGATTATATCATATCAATATGCGTCACAGTTGAGTATTTGGTACGCTTGTATTTTATCCGTGGTAGCGGGGGCGAGTGGGGCGATGATAATCGAAGTCTTACTCAAACTCTTGCCGGGAATTATTAAAGACCTCTTAAAATCTTGGCTCGAACGAGTCACAGGAATCAAATAAAACAAAGCCCCTAGAGATAGGGGCTTATCTTATTGTTTTGGTGTGTCTGTGTTAGGCTGTGTCGGTGTTAGATATGAATCTAGATAGCCATTCAGCTCTTGGTCTAAAACCTTAACTGCTTTATTAACCAGCTCAGATTTGTTTAACCCATCATACACTTGCTGACCAACGTAAACACCGCCTAGCATTGCGAGACCTTGTTTACTCGGTGCAAGTACGCTTACTACCCCCGCAATAGCTCCAACTTTAACAGCTGTGACAAGTGTCTTCTTCGCGGCATCATAGTACGATTTGTCCAGTGGAGAATAATATTGTGAATCCTCTCTAGAATACTCATAATAGAATGACGCAGTAACTGCAGCTATAACAGCAACTACTACTGCTAAAATCGTTACCAATTTAAAAGCACCTAGTACCATTCCGTAACGGTCAAATAAATATACAACTAAATACAACATATTTTCTCCTTATCTGTACATAGCTCTGATTGCATCTGCGCTCGGCACGAACACAAGCAGCAATAGAAATACTACCGTAATTACAGCAGTTACTATAACTGGTACTTTTACCTTGTTGGTGTCTTTGATGACTGTTGGCGAATAGAGTTCCAATAATAAAAATCCTGTTGCCATTGCACCTACAACTGTGAGTGTAAAACTTATGGGGTTGAGCACATTTACAACCCCTACCCAATATTCCATGTTCATTTTATTTCTCCCATGTGTTAGGGTTATTAAAGACAGCAATCATCTTCTCAACATTTGCCATAGCAGCTTTGAACTCTACATCTAGTTCCGCAACCTTACGTGCAACATATTCATCATGGAGTTCTTCACCGTATCTGCGGTAGTCACCAAGCTCCGCGCCAATAGAGAACGACATGGCTTGATTTGCTGTTCTAACAGTGAATCCAAGCGTTATGCTATTTTCATTTGCAAACATTGTTTCAAACTCAACAACAGCATGACCGCCTTGCACCAGCGGGTGTGAGTTCACTTCTTTATAGAAACCATGAATAATGTCATAGTTAAGACCATTTAGTTTTTTGTTCATTTTAAGCTCCTTTACTTTCTGATTGCCACATCTATTATGTCGTAGTTAAGCTGTAGTATGATTAGGTTAAATAAAAAACTCGCGAAGTTTTTACATCCGAAACTACCGCGCCAGCATTTATCGCCGTAGTTTCTGTATAAGAATTGATATTTTTTGTTCACGCTATTGATACCTCACCTGTACGTGCATAGTTCAAAGCATATATCCATGCTTGTGCATCTGTCTCACTTTTGAAGCAGTTACCTTGCTCTCTGCGGGTTCTGTCAAACGACCACGAGTGAGAATATCGTTCATGTTTAACACATAATTTTCCATTATCTATCCCAATACACCAGTAGTCTTCGCCCTGCTTAGGTTTAATTGGTTTTGGTAGATGTAAAGTTGCAACATTAGGATTACATACAACATCTTTCGGTTCTTTATAGGGTCTCCAATTCCACTTTCCATATGCGCTGATTTCATCAAGTGAGCCGTCCACTAGATTGCGAACTATATACTCACCGTCCGCTGTTTTAGCAATAACTTCAACAATCGTTATCATACCTGCGTCAATTTTGGCAACCTTACCTTTGTTCTGCCACGCTTCTTCTAGAATTTCAACTTGTGGCTTTGCGGGTTCTTCATGCATCCCAACAATGTCTAGATAATCGCTGGGACCGTATCTACCATCTTTTTCCCAAATGTAAGGTGCTGCAGTGTAGCCATCATCTGCGAGTGTCACCCCAACAAATGCATGGTCGCGACATTTAATCCCTTTGACTTTTGATAAATCTACCAAAACTCTCGCTAGTTTGCCATTGCGTAGTTTTACAAGTTTGCCGTTTAAGGCTTCTTCTATGTTAAAAGGTTTCATAATCTATTCCTTTAATAACCATTCAATATGTTCATCGAATATACGTAAAAAATGTAGTGTAAAGTTGTCACAATCTAGAAGGATATAATTACTATCCAATGTTTTACCAACTACTTTAAAACCTTTGCAGTGAGAAGGTAATAGATTGTGTGTAAGCAATAACTTCTCTTGAAAAGCTTTTTCCATGAGTTCTTCAGTTGTAAGTTTAGGTTCTTCATACATACCAACAATATCTTTTCCACTGCTATCGCTCGCGAAACTACCATTATCTCTCCATGTTGCACAAGGGTCATCAACTGTGCCATCTGCATCGAATATCATTCCGACCAGTGGGAACGATATGTTTGACCCGTGTTCATTTTTATAGATGTCTGGTATTCTGTGAAAAATAATTGCTTTTCTTCCATCGCGGGTTTCAACAGGTTCACCCGCTAATGCTTTTTCTAAATTAAAAGGTTTCATACTAATCAGCCTTTGTAATTACACATTCCATGCAACCCTACCAATGTTGTTTTAGGAATTGCCACAGTTTTAACTGCATCGTTGCTAAGTAAAAACTTGTAGGTGTAACAGTCATCACGACCATTAATAATCTCTGTGACAGAGATAACCTTGCAGCGCGTCTCTGCTTCCACATGACGAATACGGTGTTTAAGCATTGTATTTTTAAGTGCTAATGTTTCATCAACAAGTTTATCGATGCTCGCACCTAAACCAGATTCATATTTACCAAAGTCTTTATGAATTTCAGTAATCTCTATGTCGTTATCACCTGCAACAACTTTAGCTACATCAGATGTATCTTCGTCGTTCTCGCTCCAAAGACCAACGATGTCGAGGGGGTCGTGCATAAGTTTACCTTGGTATTTACCTGAGTCATCCCATGTCATAATCGCAACAGTTCCGGGAAATTCATCTACCGTAGAGAACCCGATATATTTGCATAATGGGCTCTTTTTGCAATTTAATTGATGAAAGAAGTTTTCAGCATTGCCAACCACATACGCCTTACGCCCATCACGGAGTTCTACAGGTCTACCTTTGTTGCATGCCATGTCAATGTAATCAATTTGTTTCATATAATTTTCCTTCTGAAGTGTGCCGGTGTGTCGGCACACATTATCTTATTTATAATCCGATGGCTTAATCGCCACTTTCCAATCATCTGCTAGCATATCTTCTAGAGACGGTGCGTACACTTCTAATTTTCCATCTACTTTTCGCATAAAGAAACTGTCGATGTCTAATCCGTCACCAGTTGGTGTGCCATATAATGTATTAATAATGACCTTAATATCATCACCGTTCACTATGAAAGCATGCTCTGATTTACCCCAGCCATCTCTGTAAATTCGTCCGCCTTTAGTTGCGTGACCCACTGCTGTAAGAAATAACATAATTAATCTCCTTCTTTAATAAAAATGCCGTCGCACATTTTTCCTTTACGGTCTTTAATCTCATCGTACGCTGCTTCTAAACAGCCGCCTAGAGTCCATTTATATAAATATGCAATCTCTGCTAATGTGTCGCATAGTGCATAAATATTTCCAATGCAACGGTCGATGTCTCGGTTTGTTACGTTGATAAAATATGAGATAGCACCGAGCTCTGTAGAACCACGCATCACAAGTTTCTCACGAACACCAGCCATGTTTAAATCAAGACGCTCAAAGTTAAGCTTGTCGAGATTAAATGAGTCGTTGCCTAGCTGCGCTGCAAGAATAATACAAACTACCAATGTGTCGCCAATGCTGTCTTTAATCAGACTTTCATCTTTTTTAGCAACGCCACGTGCAAGTTCGCTGAATTCTTCCATCAACTTAACACACTGTGCTTCAGGTGTAGAGCCATCAATTAGATTGCGCTCTACCGCCCACTTCTTAACGAGTTTCTGAAAATGCTCAGTTATCGATTCCATTGAGTCCATTATTTACCTCTCTTAGTTAAAAACTCTTCAACTAAATCCGCAAGATTTGCATCAGTAGTTGAACGTACTTCATAATTTAATGCACATGCAAGTGTCAGCATAACAACTCGCAGTTTATATTCTTCTACAATAGGTTCACTACCTGCTGAGAAGTGCCACGTGATATTAGCAAGTTCACCCAACATCTCATATGTAGCGACCTTTCTATTCACATCTTTATATTCAATGCCCGTCTCAGCAGTTGAATATTTAATTGCTTCATCGATGTTATCTAACCCCGTGAACAATGCGTCGTTTAATGCGCCTACACGTGCTAGATAAGCAATAATCAACACGAAGTAGTATGCACATTGCTCTTTATACTCCGCTGTCGTACGGTCTTGTTCTGACGCGTAGTAGATATAATGATGAACAGATGCAATATGCTCGAATATTAACTCGAGAGAAGATAACTCGTTAAGCTCACACGCCTTAACTCTTACAACGAGTTCGGATAACTTATTTGGCATTTGTGACCTCGATAATCTGCTTCTCTAACTCGCGTAACTGGTCGTCTGTTAAGTTACTTTCAACGAGTCTGAAGATAACTCTACGTAGAACGACAGGGAGTGTCGCTGCACGGTACAGTTTAGCTTCTGCATAGTATGCCATCATAAGCTCGTCTGTTGGCTCGTTGTACTCTTTAAATAAGTCAATGAGTGGGTTTAATCGGTCACGGCTCACACCTTTCTTACCTCGCTCAATCATGCTGAGATACGCAGATGAGATTCCTATTTTTTCTGCTACATACTTCGCAGCAAGTCTGTGTTTCGCTCTAAAGACTCGGATAATATCCGCGATATTATTGTGTGTCATGTTTGGTGTCTCCATCGTGTTGGTTCATAGTGGTTTCCTTAGCTATTTCATACTCTCGCAACGTGATTAATTCACTCCACGTGCCTTCCATATCTAACAATTTCCACACTACTTCATCACTGAAGTCGTAGGTCATGTCAGTTGTTGCAAAGTAAAATGTTGTGAGAAAGTTATCACTACCCACTTCTCTGCCATGCTCTCTAGCCATACTTAATAGTGTCGGTGTGATGTCATTCCCCGTATACGCTGTTGCGGTATCTGCAACCGTATAAGTGAAGTGGTCTTTGCTGTGTTCATCTCGCCATGCACTACCAACTGCAAATCGATATTTGTGTTTGAATTTAGTCAGTACATCGTGCTCGGTCATAGATATTCGCACTGTTTGAAGTGTGCTAGCCGACTTAACTCCACTTGATATTCCGTCTATGGAGAAAACTATAAAGTTATCGGCTAGTGCTCGTAGAGGGCGAAGAAGCTTATTAGGGTCATGCTTCTTCTTACGTTTTTGCTTTGCCATAGAGACGCTCCGTTTAGTAAAAATTAATGGTACTCATTGAAAGTATTGAATGAGTTGTTTTCCTATTTTTACTATGCTATAGTTGCGTCGTACAGATTTGGGAACTGTGCGACATTTTTGTTCATTTTGGTAGAAGTCATAAAGCCTTGCGTAACAGCAGGGCTTTATTTTTATATAACACAAACACTGTCAATGTCTGCTTCGCCCTTAATTTGTGCGATATTTGTCAGCTCACAAGCAATCTTAACCGCTTCTCTTGCTGTTGCACCTGCCATCATAGCTGCACGTGCTGCAATCACTGCATCTTCACTGCCCACTGCATATTCTTCTGATGTTACTGGTAATGCATACGGTGTATTAGATAGATTAAATACCGCTGGAATATTAACGTGTTCACTTACGATAATAAGAACACCCGAGAAAGTGTCAGCGTTCGACAGGCTATTCGCCCATATATCCCGCTCTACATCACTAAACTTAAACTGGTGTGGGATATAATCACTATATCGTGTCTCAATGAAAAACTTAATTAGGTCACACACAATAGCTGCTGTTGCGGTGTCACCAGAAACAGCGACATAATAAGTCATGCCACCTTCTACATACTTGCAGAACTTCTGTCTTTCACCAGTCACAATGCCATACATATATTCTGCACGGTCAGATGCAAGAATGTTATCTTTATAAACAATAATTGTCATGGTCTCTGTCCCATAATGTTGTAGTAAGTTTGGTAAGCACTTGCGGTCTTGCCAATGCCTACTAATATTTTTGCTGTTTTAGCACCCGGTGTAGACAATTCATCTTGCACCGACCATGCTAAATCTCCGACATGTAATCCTTTACCTTCTACAGTAGAGTATACAATGTCTCTGATTGTCATATAGTCAATAGAGGCTGGTAACAGAGCTGAGAATGTATATACATCCCCAGCTATATTATCTAACTCCTCATCCAATCTAGCTGACATCTGTGCTAGGGTTTCCTTCATCATAGTTGTATGTGTCCGAGTTTAGATATGCCTTAGCTAATGGCGATGTTAAATCAACGTACCACGTGCGAACAGGCGGGTTATTTTGCATAAAGTCTGAGTTAGCCCACATGCGTTTACTCACACCACGAACTGCACCGATTTCCTCCAGTGCCATTTCTAAGCGTTCGACACCGAACTGGCGTGTTCTTGCGAACTCACGCAGTGCATTGTTATCAATGTACATCTTAGCATCTTCCAATTCAACACGAATAAATGCTTTTCGCAGTGGTTGTCGTATTGGCATTGGTGATGTCTTAGCGTTCTTAACAACGATGGTTGAGTCGATGTAAGTGCCGAGCATCTCACTAAGTAAGTCATATTCACTCACCACTTTAGATTCTGCTCGTTTTTTCAAGCTCATTAACATCTTACATGCGGTTGTAAACACTTCTTGCGGATTAAATGGGAACACACCTGCATCATGTGCAACCTTAGCACCGACACACGCAGCCGTCATAATATCTCCCCAAAAACGATGTCTACCATGTAGCTTGCAACGCTCTGTTATACTGCGTGAAACCACGCTCCATAACTCCTGTATTTCTTCAGTGTGGTGCAGTACATGTTCAATGAACACTGGACCTGCAACACCGAAGTGCTTTTGCACTTCACGCACAGCATCGTCACCATAGTTCTTATCCTTAGACTGCTCCAATGCTCTTACAGGAATCTCCACAATACGCATTAAGTATGCTTCATTCTCTGCTCGAGCTTCAGTAATCCTGTTCCACAGACTTACGTTTGAGCTTGAGAACACGTGAGATTTCCAACCCGGCAACGACTGTCTAATGTCGTTTGTCTGATGATTGCCACGTGCTTTAGCACGACCGCTTGTACAGGTATGCACAAACGCCATAAGACTTTCGGTGTCCATCTGCCCTGTTTCATCCAGTGTCAGTGGTAAACTGTTTACGTAGCTGATAATTTCAAAGAACGCTGTTACCGTTGTACCGTGCTGTGCTTGTAGCACAAATGGGTCAGGCGATTGCCCGAAAATACCTGCAATAACCTTTGTTAATGTAGTCTTACCAAACCCTGAATCTTCGGAGTAGATATTTACCACACCGCCCACTTCAGAACCGAATCTAGCACGAATAGGTGCACCAAAACCCATTGCAAGGATAAGTCTGTATAACTCTGCATCATCTGCTCCATAGAGCTTGTTGATTGCATTGTTCCAGTTGTCTATCTGCAACCGTGCATCTCGTCTAACTTCGCAACTTTCTGCAAAGTTTCTCGCAATGTTGGTGTCAGGAATAGGCGACATCTTGCGACCCGCTTTTGTAAACTCCCATTTACCGAGAACAAAGCCATCATTCGCTGTCCAGCCTAGTTGTCTAGGCGGATTTGTCATCGCTCGAGTTCTCTGTAGCTGTGCACCTTGAGCACGTAAGTAGCGATAGAGGTCTGCTGTGTTGGTCTCAGGCGGTAATAAAATATTGTGAGCTGCAAGTTTAATCGGGAGCGTATTCACTGGTCCGAAAATATCGTCACTGCTCAGTTCAATCTCGTTCACGCCATCATGCGGTGTGTGCTGTCTCGCCCAGAATCTAGGCTTATTATCAGCACCCATGCCAATACGGTCGTAGATGTATAAGTCGAAGTCGTACACTTGCTTATTTATTGTTTCATCGCCACCCTGTTCTTGAATCCATACACCGCCTGTTGGTGGTCTATAGAATGGGAACGGATATTCTGGGATAATAAACTTCTCAGTAAATTCTTCATCATCCGATGCATTGTTCCCAGCCATCGGAGCTTCTACCACTACAGGTAATCGTTCTTCGACACCCAACATGATCGGAGATTGTGTCTGGCGTTGTGATACACCGTTAAAGTGTGGGCAACCTTTACAACCGTCGGGATTATTTTGCGAGAACCATAGACAGGTGCGTGGCGCTGACCACTGCTCCATTTTCTTGATTGTCACACGAGGGTCGAACTCAGGGTGATTTTCTGATATCTTAATCGCCCATTCTTCACCATCAATACAGAACTTAGCAATACTCAGTGCAGCTGCCCACATTGGCTCAGGGGTTGTATCTTGGTGTTGATACATGTCGTATAACTGCTTGCAACCCGTGTTTGTCAGCTCACTACGCTGAATAATATTTGCAAATTTCTTCGGTGTAGTCAGCTCTTGTTCTGTTAATGTGCTCTCTGCGTTTTCTAAAAACTCAGGTTTTGCACCGAGTCCAGCCAGCATATCTTGTTGTTCAACAAACATAGGGTCTTGGATATATGGGCGGAGTCTGTCTAACGCAGCGTTAAACTGGTCTACCGTCACAGGTGCATTACTTGCAATAATCTCTACTGTCGCACCGCTATGGTGTAGCGTAGATGGCACACGTAGCACAGATGATGCATCTGCAGTTCGTGCAGGGTCTGCTTCAAAGCTCCAACGAGCACATACTGCTTTAAGGGTTAGAGCCATTCTTCGCCACTCATCTAGCGGAATGTCTCGTTCAAACTGCCAGTAAATATGATAACCAGCTCCACTGCTTACAACATAAGTTGGGAGTGGTAGCTGAGTGGATTCAAGAAAATTTATAAATGCTCTCTGCCCATCTTCACGAGTGCGGTAGCATCCTTTTCCAGCGTGTTTTTGCCACTTTTCTTCGCCACAATCTATATCGAACCACAGAGCTTTTAAATGCGTGCAGTATGCTGACTTACGCGCATATCTATTCGGTTCAAAAGGTCTAAAACTCCCCAATGCAAAATAGACACCCTTACATTCATCAGTGACATAATCAATCGCTGCCTGTGTTTCTAGCTCGTTACTGAAATCAACCCATCGTTCTACCCATCTTGGACGACCATCTTTTCGTACTTCAGTCTTGTGCGGTCCTGTAATAAGGTTACGCCCAATTTGACTGGTTAGGTCACGTAAAAACGACATTTTGTATTTCCTTTTGGTTAAGTTGGATTGAGATTATGGATTTTATTCAGCGTTTTGTAAATCGCTAATTTTGTTTTTCATTCCTAAAATCTCTACCAGTACTCTGAGAATTTCGGTAGTAAGTGCGTTGTCTTTGCATGGTAATAAACCACGCTCAATGCCGAGCGGGATAATCGTGTTTAAGCAGTTGTGCAACAGTGTATGCTCTGCAGTGTCGAGTGGTTGCTCGCCAGATAAATCCTGTTTAACTGCGTCGGTGTCAAGTAGTAACAACTCTGCAATACACTCATAAGGTAGACGCGCATCTGCAACAAGTAAGATTGTATTGTGCTCTCTGCTACTTCTACCATATGCGTTAATCGCTGAACGAATCGTTGCTGTTGGTATTTTCTTGTAAGCCATATTTACTCCAATAAGCGGGGTTTCCCCCGCGCTTAATTAGTGATGTCCGCCAAAGAGTGCAGCTGCAGTAGCACGAATATTAGAGTCTCGTGTTACCGCTGCCTCATCTGCTGATACAGATGGTGGCGGTTGTGTTGCCATTGGTTGTGGCATGTAACCATTTACTTCCGCAAGGGTTGGCTCAGGCTCAGGGGGACGCGGTGTCCAGTTTTTCTGAGCTTCATACGCCTGCTGTAATTCTTCCGCTGTTGGAGTCTTAACAGGTGGTGGCGGTGGTGGCGGAGGCGGAGTTACCGCTGGTTGCGCCTGTGTCACCGGAGCTGTCGGAGCAGGTTGTACCGGTGGCGGTGGCGGTGGTGGCGGAGTTACAGCTGGTTGTGTTTGAGCCACTTGAGCCACTTGAGCCACTGGTGGTGGCGGTGGTGGCGGTGGCGG